AGGGCGAGGCGTGCGGCATGACCTGGGAGAACCTCGATGGCGAGGGCTACGAGGTGACGCACCAGATGGTCCGCAACGGCTCCCTCGAGGCTCCGAAGGACGATTCCCACGGCTACGTGGTCCTCTCGCCCCGGACCCTTGAGGCCATCGAAACGTACCACGTCACCTGGAAGCAGGAGAACTGGGTTCCTCACCACCCGAAGAAGGGGCTGATCTGGCTGCACGAAGGCGACAGGCCGGTGATGCACTGGGTCGCCCTCCAGCGGCACAACAAGGCCCTGAAGGCGGCGAAGCTGGCTCCGCGGCGATTCCACGACCTGCGGCACACCACCGCCTCGCTCATGGCCAACGACGGCGCGACGAGCCTGCAAGTCTCCCGGCAGCTGCGGCACTCGGACCCGTCCATCACGCAGAAGGTCTACTCGCACCTGTTCGAGGAGCAGAGGCGGGGGGGGCTGCGATTGGATAACAGGATCGGATAACGGTTGGATAACAACGAACCCAGAGCGAGCAGCCAGAGCCGGGAGAATCCCACTCCTGTAGAGCCCCTATGATCCGAGGTGAACCGTCACGTCCTACATCATGCAGATTTGCAGGTGTTCACTACTACCCCCATAGGGCTGCAACAACTTATGGCGATGACACCTGCACATCAGATAACGGTTGGATAACAGCGGCGGCGGATTGCTCAATGCCCGGAGTAGAAATACTCAATCACGATCGGTCAGCGATGCCCCGGTGGTTCATTCTCACCCTCTGGGTGACCTGTGTTGTGATCTGGCCCTGGCCCCCGCTGTGGCTGGGGGCGCTGCTGATGATGCAGCTGGGTCGGTGGTGCATCTCGCTCCTCCTCTGGTGGGAGGAACTGTAGCTACGCCACCTTGATTTCGTCGATCTCTTCCTGAGACATCGGTGTTGCTTCCAGAATCATCTCCCAGTTGCGGGCGTAGCCTGCGATGTCAACGAGGCTATCGAGGTGGTCGGGCGTGTTGGCGAGGCGGGATAGCTTCTGGATGATGTTGAAGGCGCACACGTCGATGGCGTCGAAGTCTGTCTCTCCAAAGGGCGCGCCGTACCTGCGCTGACGCCACTGGCGGAACATCTCGGCGGTCGTGCCGTGGTTCGCTGCCGGGTGGCCGTAGTCTCGGGCGCGGGCTCCATCGACGGCTTCCTGCGCGTCGGTCAGGATGGACATGGGATGTCTCCGATGCTGTAGTAGACAGGGATTCCGATGTGTTCGGCGCGGGCCACCTCTCGGTCTGCGCCGCTTGACTGCCCCGGCAGGCGCAGCACGGCGTCTGCCACCTCCACCCATGCAAGGTCGATCCGCAACCAATCCTCGTAGGGGCGCGGGTAGGCGAGATCCTGAAACAGCGTCCAGTGCGGGCACAGGGGCGCATGGCCCATGTCCATGAGCGCGGCGGTGGCCTGCATGGCTGTGCGCGTTCCGGCGACGGGATCGCTGCTGTAGGGGCCGCTGACGTAGATCCTCACAGGTCCGGCTCCTCTTCTTCTTCCTCCACCTCTTCTTCGACCCACTCCAGATCGTTCAGCCCGGCGATCACTTCCCGGGTTACGCCCTCTCCTGCTTCGGCACAGAGAGCGATACACACCGCCGCGATCTCCTCGGGCGAGCTCTGGCCGATCTCCTGAAGCACCGCTTCCAGATCAATGGTGCTGACGATACGGAGCGTGCGGGTCGTGACGACGCTCACGCCGCCTCCCCGTAGTTCCAGTGCTTCCGCAGATCCTCGGCCATGCGCTCGGTGTAGTCCTGCCCCTCGAGGATGCTCCCGTGCAGCACGCAGCGCCCGTCCTGAATGTGGACGGTGTCGATGGAGCGGAAGGGGCTGTCGGGATCGTAGTAGATGACGCCGACGCCGTTCTGCCAATTGTGCGTCGGAGAGTTGCCCGGGATGGGACCGGGGATCAGCACACCGCACCCGAAGGACGCCGCGGTGTAGTAGGCCGGACCGTCGAACTCATGGGACGTGCGGGTGGCGCTCTCCACCCGGTGGATGTGCCCGTAGCCCTCCGAGTGCGCCTTGCCCTCCGCGAGCGTCTTGCCGGTCGTGCTGCCGCTCTTGGCCCCGACCTCGTTGCCGTGCCGCAGAGCCAGCCACCGATTCAGCCACACCTTGCCTTTCGGGTAGTCCTCATGCTCGGTGATCTTGAGCCGGTGCAGGCCGAGAAGGTTGGTCAGGCTCAGCACCTCCGGCGCGTCGGGCGGCTGGTTGGCCGGGCGGATCTTGTAGAGGCTCATCGTGTGGGAGATGACGGCCTTGCGGATGCGATCGTCGTGGTTGCCCGGCAGAAAGTCGATCTCTGCCTCGGGCGCAGCTGCGCGGATCTGGCTGAGAATCCACCCCGCCTCATAGAGCGTCGGCTGGAAGGTGTGATAGAACTCCGGCGAGCAGAGGTACTTGTCGCTGAAGTCGGGCAGATCCAGAAGGTCGCCCAGGATGACCACCCGATGCGGGCGCACCTGGCGGATCGTCTGTAGGTAGACATCCACCACCCGCCTGTCGTGGAACGGGCTGTGCGCGCCTGACCCGAAGTCTCGAGCGAACCCTACATGGATGTCGGGGACGACGACGCACCGCCGCATCCCCTCGGCTTCCAGGGGCTTCGTCTTGTGGGGCTTGACGTTGATGTGCGCCGGCTGGAGAGGTGGGATCTCCGTGACGATCGCACGGGCCACCTTGCGGACGAGCTTCGCCTTGACTTGATACAGCGGCATGGCGACGAGTTGCTGCGAGTCGCTGTCGCCCACCTTCGCGCCGACCTCCCAGACGTTGGCTGTCCACGACTCAACGTGCCACTCCTCCGGGTCGATGTTGCAGGCTTGCAGAAGATCATCGAGGCTGCGCGGCTCTCGGTCGATGACGGTCGCCAGCTGCGCGGTGTTGCCGTCCTCGCTGTAGCTACGCTCCGGCTGCGGGCCGGGCTTGCTGGTGGGGGTCGTCTGATCGGGCCGGTTTGCGCCGGGCTTCCTTGGCGGGACCAGGGGCTTGCCCGATTCGTCGTAGGTCCGGCGCAGCATCTTCAGGCACGATCCGACCGTGCCCTTCTTGATGCCGGTGTCCTTGGCGATGTCCGACTGACCCCACTCCTGACCCTTCGCCATTCCTTTCCAGTAGGAGTCGAAGACGGCTCTCTGATTGGGCGTCAGGTCGTCGAGGATCATGCAGGCCCCCCTACGCGACGATCATTTCGTGAGTAGGCCCCCGACAATGGCGATGGCCGTGCCGGCGATGGTCCCTCCGAGAGTGCCGTAAAGCGCCAACTTCACCTCGGCGGCTGTGAAGCGCATCTTCAGCTCCGTCAGTTCTTGGCGAACCGCCACAAGTTCCGCGTTCAGGCGTTCCAGTTCTTTCAGCACGTGGCGGCTCCACTCGTTCCAGCCATTCGGCTCGTTCATCGGGGCCTCGTCCCCATGATCTTCAGCCCCTCTTGTGGCGAGTCCTGTATGAGACACACAGCGATGGGGTCGTGCCCCGCGATGTCTACCCGCTCGGCGTTGAGGTAGATCCACAGATACTCCCCGTCTGCCTTCCGGTATCGCTTGCGGATCTGGTAGTAGAAGAACTCCCCCGCAGCGAGCCTTTCAGCATACTCCATGTCCAACGCGAGGTCGTCGGGGTGCGTGAGGTTCATCCACCCCACCGCCCGCAACTCGTCCTCGCTGAAGCCCAACAGATCCTCAAGCGCCCGATTCGCCAGAACGATGTTCCCGTCGAACGTAGAGATCAGTTTCGGGAACTGGCTCAACTCGTAACTCGCCCACAGCACGTCAGACGGGCGCATCCCGAGTTCTTCGGTCAGTTGGCGAAGGGCGGTCAGTGGCATCTCAGCGGCAGTCCATCGCAGGGTAGACGGCCATCAGTCTATCACCGCATCCAGCGCATCGGCCACGCGCCGCAGTCGCGTCCGATGCACCGCGTAGGTCGCTCCGCTGATCTTCACCATCGGGACGTTGGCCTCCTTCACGGCCACCAGTGCCTCTCGCCAGACCAGCTTCATCGAATCGCTGGCCGCACCATAGGGAACACTGAGGCGCACGTAGAGAGAGTCAGCGGGGTGAACCGAGAGCGTCACGCCAGCCGCCGCGAGGTCGGGATACTCCGACGCCATGACCGTCATGTAGGTCTGCACGTTGACGACCGAGCCGAGCGAGTCAGCCAGCGTGCGGAGACTGTCAATCTGCGACCGAACCGCGTCGAGTTGCTGCTGTGCCGTCTGCGCCGACAGAGGCATCGCCAGCGCGAAAATGAGAATGAGGTTACGCATGGATGATCCTCCGTTAGAACGCAGTGCTGTTGTTGCTGGTGGCCTGTCCGGTGCCCGAGTTGTCGGTCGGCGCTCCGTCGAAGCGGTTGGCGTTATAGAGCACGTTCTCACAGTTGGTGTCGATCAGCAATGGCCCGTTGGTGGGGTCTTTCACCGTGTTGCCGACGACCAGTGAATTGTCAGCCAGCCCGTCGAGATACATGGAGTAGCTGCCCGTCCCGTAGAACACATTTCCGAGGAAGTTGTTGGCAAATCCGTTCGTGTAGATACCGTAGACATCTGTGTCGTAGAACTTGCTGTTGCGGACCTGCACGTAGTTGCCGTTTTCGGCAATGAAGATGCCCTGATTGTCGCACCCGTAAACACTAATGTTGTCGATCTGCGTGAGGTAGCCGTTGGCCTGAATGTGGATTCCGTTGTTCTGCTGCCCGCCGCCCGGTGTCGTGCGAACCACCAAATCGCGGATGGTCGCCGCTTGGCCCGTAGAGAGGTCAATGGCATGATCTGTGGTGCCTCCGTCGATCAGCGTGTAGGGGCGGGTGTGGTCGGTCCAGTTCGATCCCGACCCTCGGATGTTCATGTAGTCCACGGTGACATCGAAGGGCAGATACGTGCCCGGCATGATGTGGACGCTGTTCACATTCGCGTTGCCGCCCGCGTCGATGGCGTCCTCGACATGCCAGAACAGCCCGTTTGCGCCAGTCGAATCGACCACCACCTCTGCGCCCACCATCGGCTGCACGAACGGATAGCGCCGATGCTGCGCGAGGTCCGCCACCTTCGGGTCGGGCTGCACAACTTGGAAGGCCGTCGAGTCCGCAATCGCCAATCCGAACGAATCAGCCATCGCCCAGATGGCGACATCGCGGATCTTGGCACCCGGCGCGGGATAGACGCTGTGCGGAATCAGGTGCACGCCAACCTTGGCCCACACCTTTACACTGTCGGCGTCTGCCGTGGCGACCCAGTTTCCCCCGCCGGGGATCGTGGCGACGGCGACGACGTTGGAATCGGGGAGCGTGGGATCGGACAGGGGGGCGTTCATGGAAGCGACGAAGGCCCTGTGCCGCTCCTTGGCGTCCTCTGCCGACCATTTCGACTTCTGCACGGTTAGCATGGCAAGCTGGCCGTCAAAGTGAAATCCAGCCGCGAGGTTGGTCGCACCGACATACGCCGTGTCGGCTTCCACTTGGTTTGTGCTGGCTGCGCTCACGTCGCTGGCGTGCAGTTCCCCATCGACATAAAGGTAGACCGCCCCGATGTCACGGTCGGCCACCATCACGTAGTCGTGCCACGCACCGTCATAGAGATCCGTCGCACCCGCCGCGATGTCGGACGACTGAGCCGCGTCATCGACAAAAGCGTTCATGTGGCCGTCGCTGTCGAAGTAGGCACCCCATGAGTCCGCTGTGCCGTTGTCCGGCATATAGACGATCCACTGATTGCCTGACGGATTCGTCGCGGATGCAGACTTGGCAGAGAAGGCCAGCGTAACACTGTTCCCGCTGGTCGAGCCACCCATCGTGAAGCCGTCAACTTCAGTGGCCCACATTAACGAGCCCACGGTCGAACTGTAGGCGTTGGAGAACGGGATGCTGACCTGTCCGCGTAGGAAGCCGGGACTACCGACAGTCGTCAGGTCATTGCCGTAGACAGAGGCATCTACTGTGTCGTAAAGAGCCCACGCGCCGTGTGTGTCACCTTTCTCTGCCGGTCCCTGATAGTCGTCGTGGAAACGCACTTTGATCCCGTCGGTGTTGACGGACGGCTTCGTCTGCATGCCGTAGAGCCCATAATCCGACGCCAGAAGGATGTAGGGCGCGTTCTCAATGGAGCCGTGTTCGATGGCGGCGATGTCGGAATAGACCGCCGCGTCGGGCCACGCGAGGTCCTCTGATCCGCTTCCACCGTTGTAGATCGCCTCGTTGTTTTGCCAGCCGTCTGCGGTTACAGAGAAGATGCTGCGCCTATAGACAGCAACGTCGTCGGATGTGCCATCTCCTATAGCAAACCACCCTCCCCCCGGTAGAAGCAGGGAGCCGTTCTCGTCAGCATCTCCACTCCAGATGTTGGCATCGTAGATGGCGTTAGCATGGGGATTGAACGTGCTGCTATGATTCTCCGTCGATACGTGCCACCACTGTGCCGGCCAATCCCCGTCCTTCAGCCCGAACGGATCGCGGATCGCGGAAACGGCGTTAATATCGTCGTCGATGGTCCCGATGTTGGTGACTGCGTAGACGCCAACCCCGTTGTTGCGCCCAGCGATGTCATCTTTGAACCGCTGAATCGTCGTCGTGTAAACCAAGTCGATTACGTCGCTGCGGTAGTCTGCAATCGTCAGGCCCCAACCGCCCGGCTGGCCCATATACAGCTTGCCGTCCAGCCGCCAGACGCTCCCCACTGCGTCACCGACAGCCGCCCTATTGTCGTTGGTTGTGCCAGCGACCTTGTAGACCTGCCACGGCGTCGTCATCGTGCGGCGATCCCACACCGCAACGGTGTCCTGCCCCTCGCTGATCGTCACGCACCACTCGTCGGGCCAGTAGCCGTCCGATGCGACGTAGCTGTTGTCGGCCTGTTCGGCGCGAAATAGGTCGAGATCCCACATCCAGTAGGGGTTATAGTCGCTGCCGCAGATGACCTTTCTCGCGCTGTAGGTCGTCTTAGTGCAGTCGGGGTAGGAGATATTGGTGGAGAGGGTGGTGCCCGTCGGCAATCCGGTGATCGCTGATCCATCGCCGGCCAGGGCGCCCGCCGTCAGTGTGCCGCTGACCGTTGCGGGGCCGATCACCGTCAGACTGTCGGTGTTCAGCGTGTCGACCGAGGCGTATTCGAGGTCGGTCTGCTGACCGGCAGGCTGCGTCAGGTGCCCGTTGACAGAGGCCGTCGATCCTACAGAGAACGCACCAGAGACAGTGGCGTCACCGATGACTGTGAGACTGTCGGTGGACAGGGTGTCGACCGAGGCGTATTCGAGGTCAGTCTGCGCCCCCGCTGGCTGCGTGACCTGTCCGTTGAACGTCGCCGTCGAGCCGACCGAGAAGGCTCCGGTCACCGTCCCATCGCCGGCTACGGTCATCGAGTCGGCGCGGACGGTGTCCATATCCGCGATACCGTGGATCGTCAATGTGGCACCGGGAAGGAACGTCGCCGGGCCACCCACCGTGAGGCTGTCGGTGTTGAAGGTGTCCGTGTTGGCGTACGAGTAGAACGCCCGCTTGCCAGCACTCACACCTGTCACGAAGCCGACGATCGGTGTTCCCCCGAGGTAGAGAGAGTCGACGTTGGCTCGCCCGATGTTGGCTATGTGAAACTCGAGAGAGTCCTCCGCGGCCAGGGACGCGATCTTGTGTTTCGTGATGATCTGGCCGATGGATCGAGAGACGAGTGTGTCGTGAGCTCCGAACACCGTCTTCGTCGAGTCGCCCGGATGGAGCGCGATGAGATTGTTGACCCACCCAACCGTCTCAGATCGGTCGGCGTTGTAGTCGCTGGCGGTGAAGAGTTCTCCGGCAGAGTAGCTCTTCCGCGCACTGACAGACGACAGGGCCGACAGGCCCGTGGTTGTGGCGAGTAGGACTGAGAGGGCGAGTAGGTAGCGTCTCATGGCTCCTCTTACGTCAGCGTCGAGCGGATGTTGTCGCGGGTTTCCGCGAATCGTTTGACCACGTCCCGGATGGCCTTCGCTCCGCCGCCGAGAACGATGCCCGTAATCACCACGTCGACATCGACAACACCCTCCCCGATGGGAGAGACGTCGACCAGATCCTTCAGGTCGATGCCCAGTCCTTCGATCAGAGCCGTCAGGGAGAAGGAGTAGGCCACGAAGACACCGACGATCATGGCGATCCAGGGGCGGAACTCGAAGTGGGTGAACCACCGGGAACCGGCGCCGTCAGGCCCCCTCCCGAGGTAGTACTGATAGGCCCGAGTGCGGAAGATGACCTCCAGAGCGGCAGTCATCAGAGCAGAGACGAAAGCCAGCTGCGTGAAGGTGAGGACGACGTCGCCCATGTCAGGCCACCTTCCTCTTGCGAGCACCGACGAGGTAGGCGATCAGAGCGAGGATGACACTCACGATCCCGCCTCCCCCGAGGGCCTGCTCGATGGGGATGTTCTCCCCCTGTAGAAGGGCGATGGTCGCCTGGGCCTGTCGCAGGCGTTCCTGCACGTCGACAGACCTGTCCTGTAGGGAGCGCACCCGTTCCTGGAACTCGCGCACGCGCTTCTCAAGGAGGGTCTCGCGTTCGCTGATGTCCTGTGTAGCGACGGGCGCATCGACGGGGCGATTGCGGAGTTCCTCGAGTTCAGCACTGGCCGCGGCGAGATCCTTCTCGGCGCCGGCCTTCTGCGCCCGGATCTTGGCCAGATGATGGCGGGTCGTCGTGAGGACTGCGTCCGTCTCGTTGAGGCGGGACGTCAGGGATGCGACGGTGCTGTTCAGATCACCGATCTGGCGCGAACTCTCAGAGGCGAGGCTCTGTGCCTTCGACTCGAAGGTTCGCGCTTCCTCTTTCTTGGCCTCGTACTGGGCTTGCAGCTCCCCGAGTCGGTCGTTGACCTGGGCAGACCCACAGCCAATGGAGAGCGTGAGGAGGACGGCGAGGGGCATGAACTTCATGGATGAGCCTCCCAGAACGACAAAAGGCGCATGGTGGACGAATCCTACCATGCGCCTTTTGTCTGATGTTTTGTTGTCGCCGGGAGGCTCTACCTACATCCCGGCAGCGTTGAATCTACTACTCCTGCAATACCTTTGCTACCTACATGCTGGACACCTTCACCAGCCTCTGGTACGGGCTGTCCGCAGCGTCCAGCCGCTTGCGGAGTTCCTTGATTGTCTTCGAGCGCCATCTGGACGTGCCGGAGGTCACCAGTTTGCGATCCTTGGCCGGCAGGGACTGGAGGAGACCTCTCATCCCCCCGAACTCTTCGAGGAGGGCGTTCGCCTTCGCGTCGAGTTCGTCGGCCTTCTCTGTGTGTCCCATGCGCCGGTAGCCCTGAGCCTGTCCTCGGAACCGGGCCAGTAGCAGTCGACGGTCCTCCATCGACATCTCGGGGTCGAAGCCATCGGGCGCGATCGCGGCGCGGAGCTTGCCCTGCGCGTTCTCTATCTGACTGCGCAGCTTCGTCGCCTCCTCTTCGTCCATCGCCCCGCGTGCGACAGCCCTTCCCAGAGCCGCGTTGAAGCGGGTCAGCTGGTCGTCACCGATCAGCGTGTTGCCCGATCGCTTCACGATCTCCCGAGCCGTCTTGGCAGGCGTCCATTCACGCGGAGCCTTAAGCATCTGGCGGAGCATCGGCACGGAGTTGATCTCAGGAACGTCCCCCTTGGAGAGGGTGCGACCCGTAGCGATGCTGTTGCCGATGAACTTGCCCAGGCCCGACCCGAACTGATCGAGGAAGTGGTCCACCATCTCCGGGTTGATGTCGACGGTGTAGGGCGCGTTGATGTAGACCTCCTTGCCGTCCCATGTCTCCCCGACCTCGCCTCCCGTCATGCGGTAGAGCCAGCGGGTGAACTCCTTGGACGGCTCTCTCACAGAAGAGAAGGCCAGCTGCTGGTTCGATTTGTCGTTGCCGTAGACGACCTCCTTGCGGAGCGGTCGACCGGCGAAGTCCTTGTTCTCCCACCACTGCACGAATGGATCGACGGCAGACGGGGCCAAGAACTGGTTGAATGAACCGCCCCCGAGGGGGTTGAAGGCGTCATCGAAGGATGAGAGCACGCGCCCGGCAAGCTCCGGCAGGGTCACGTTCTGCGGAGTCCACTGACGGTCCACGGCTCCCCCGGCGAGGTCTCCGATCACCGAGTCGGCCAGCACGTTCCCGAGGACGTGGAAGACGTTGTAGCCCCACGGCAGCTTCCAGCTGACGAACTTGCCCTCACCAGTCGGGACGAGGAAGTAGTTGTCCTTCGTCCAGTCATCGGTGTCGTCCCAGTCTTCCGGGTCGATCAACCGGTTGGCGATGCTCTGGAGGAAGCTCAATCCCACCAGTCCCGCGGCGATTCCCCGGACCTTTGGATACTTCAGCAGGGCGTGGAAGATGCGGAACGAGCCCTGGATGCCGGCGTTCGAGAAGAGCCACAGGCTGTTGAGCAGCTGCCCCAGTTCGCCCTTCTTGTTGAAGTTGACCGTCAGTTCCTTGGCAGCTGCCGCAGCATCCTTCTTCGATACGCCCTCTTCCACCAAGGTCCGATAGGTCGCCAGTCGGATGCCCGACTCCACCATCTCGTTGACGTCTGCGATGTAGTCGACCACAGCTCGGCCCGCGTTGAGCAGGTTCGGCTTCGCCATGCGGCCCATGCGCTTCTGGAGATCCTCGGCCTTCTCGTCCAGGGACGCGACGTCGTACCAGCCCGTCTTGCCTCCCATGTCCTTGAACTCTTGATACCACTCCGACCACTCGTTGGATCGCCCGTCCCGGATGTTGCGCCAGATGCCCTTGTAGGCGCCCCCCTTGAGAACGCGACCAACCACCTTCGCAGCGATCGCCCCCGACCGCTCGCCGGCCAGATGGATGCCCGCCGTCTGAAGGTCTCGCTCGAGGTTGGTGAGGATGAACTCCGGGTTCCAGATCGTCGCCATGCCTCGGAGGAACGAGTTGACCCCGTTGAGCCACTTGATCCCTCGCTCCATCCCGAGGTTCTTCATGCCCGACGCCAGAGCCGGATCGTGGATCGTGATGACGTGCTTCTTCCCGTCGACCCACGTCGAGAGGACGTTGTCGGCGTCCCGCACCTTCGGGTCCATGAACAGCAGGTTGCCGTCTTGGTCGTAGCGCGGGAGAAAGGTCTGCACCTGGGCCTCCCATGACTCGGACGGATGTAACTCGACGAGGTTCAGGAAGTGCTGGCCCACCTTGTTCTTCTCCGCGGCGATGATCGCCTCGGTGTGATCCGCGATGGCCTGCGTGAAGGGGTTGTCCGCGACGGATCGACGCCCGTAGGCGCTGCGGATGCCGCGGCTCGGCACACTGAACCCCTTGCCCGTCACCGGGTGGTTCTCTGTGCCCGCCTTGCCCTTCAGGGGGACGTATCGCTCGAACTGGCCACGGAGACCGTCATACGCCTCCTGCGTCAGGAAGCCGGCCTCGAAGCGGAGACGGAGCGTCTCCCGCGTCACACGGTCAAGGAACTCGTCAGCCAAGGACTGGGCCGCGAGGTTGTCGCCGTAGCGAGCGAGGATCTCGTCGGCCTCCTCGTCTGTCATACCGGACCCGCCGTCCTCGAAGTCAGGGTTCTTCGTGGCGATGTGCGCGTTGCGCTCCTTCGCGTGGCCTGCGTAGAGCAGCCAGCCCATATCGTCGATCGACAGGTCAGCCTCGACGGCACGCTTCAGGAAGTCTTCCTCCAGCCACTTGTCGAACTGCTCGATCTGCTCCGAGGCGCGACCGATGAACAGAGTGGCCTCGCGGTAGGTCTTGGCGTCCTCCTCGACATCCCCGATGATGTCCTCGACCTGCTCGAGGCGGTTGAGTTTGTCCTGCACGTAGCGACGGATCAGCTGGGAGGTCTTCTCCGGGGGAATCTCCAGGGGACGGTGGATGACCACGTCGCCATCCTCCTCCTCTGCGATGTGCCCCGGGGGGACTGCCTCGCGGAACTGAGAGGAGTTCTCCATGCGGGAGATGATCTCCTCGACCTTCGCCTCTCCGAGCTTCTCGCGCAGCTGCGCTCCGCTGATCTTCGCGGCGCCGGGCTGGTTGCTCAGACGATCCGCGAGTTCCCGTAAGACGTCGTCGCCGCGCTGGAAGCGGGGAGTCTGGTCGCGGAAGAATCGTTGGAGTTCGCCGATGGAGTTGAAGCGATGATACCCACCGCCGTATTCGAGATTGATGCCCATCGAGCGATAGTCGCGGGCAACCGTAGCGATGGAGCGGATCTGCGCCGGAGTCGGAGTCCCCTCGGCCTGGACCTCCAGGGCGTCGCCAAGGCTTTGGACGACCCGCATGGCGCCGGTTTCCTCCATGAAAGGGGTGAGGGCGTCTTCTCCGCCCCTCCCGTCCATAGCAGCGGCAGCCATGGTGTGATGGTCTTCGGGCCGGGCGGTCACTGTGCCGTCTGCCAGAATGAATCCGGCATCAGAAGACCCATCGTATTCTCCTCCGGCCACCTCCAGCATCCGCTGCTCCAGCGGGTGGAGCCCCTTTCTCTGGAAGCGGATGTCCGGGTTCTCCGCGTCGAAGGTGCCGCGGTTGCCGGTGGCGCTCTTGATCTGGGTGGGATTGAAGGCGACGTAGACGGTCGAGCGACCTTGGCGCTCGACGCGCACCCTGTTGGGATCGTCGGCGTAGGCGTCCCGAATCTCGGTCCACGTATCCACTTCGATCTCCGCGTCCCGCAGAAGATCCTCCAGATACTCGAACTGTCGATGTGCGGGGAGCGCGTTCTGCTCTTCCTCCGACAGGGATTCCCAGGTTCGGATCTCCCTCCGGTAGTAGTCGACCTCCTCTTGATACCCATTGACCACATCGGTCAACATCTTGAGGGGGTTCTCCCGGCCCGAGGGGTTCTTCTGGAACTCCTCGATGTCGAGGAACATTTCTGACCGGTGGTCGATCGGCAGATCCTTGCCGTCGAGAGTCATCTTCGGAGGAGATGGACTGTCGTAGGTGTTCTCCACGATCAATCCATCGTGCCCGCCACTCTCTGCCTGAGTGACAGCGTCGATCATGCTGAACTCGTAGCCCTCTCCATCGAGCACAAGGGGATTGCGGAACGCCAGATACACCGGAAGGATGGACACGCCCCGCTCGTCCGAGTCAGCTTCGTTCCGCCCCCATGCCTTCGTCTTGGACAGGCGCCCAAAGTTCTCTGCGACGTCAGGAACGGACGTGAAGAAGTGGCCTTTCTTGGCAGAGGCTGTCCCCGTGGACTCCCCCAGCTTCTCCGCACTGAAGGCGTCGATCGGCTTCCTCTCCGATGTCCCATGGAACGCCTCGACGGCCACCGGCTTTCCAGTCTCGAAGGCGGCTTTGCCCTGGGCAACGTCGTCACGGGTGTAGATGGTGGCGTCCTTGCCAGCCCACCGTCTGAACCACCGGCTGTCGGTGCCTTTCTCCTGCCACTCCTTCTTCGCCTGCTCCTCGCGGCTCGGGGGAGCTCCAGCAGCTTCAGCGGGGGCGAACAGGTCGTTCTGCGCCTTGGCGCGTGCCGAGGCGCCTGCGGCCTCGAATAGGCCCGTGCCTTCCAGTCCCTTGCCGTCGCTGGCGCGGGCGCCTGTGGGCAGCTGCCGCTGATCTCCGAAGGAGAAGCCTGTCTGGTCCGGGTCGAAGGCGGGGTTGTACCGCTTCTTCCTCTGGAACCTCACCGGCTTGATGGCGTCCTCCGGGGAGGACTGGCTGACGATCTCCTGAATCGCTCCCTCGGGGTAGAGCCGGTTCTTGACCTCGGGCTGGTCCAGTTCCTTGACGTCGCGGTGGCCCCACGGCTCCCAACCGACATCGGGGCGGTTGAAGAACTGCGTGACACGCCACGGCTTCTCGGTGCGATTGGGCATCGGGTTCTTGCTGATGACGTAGCGGTTCTTTCCGATCTCCACCGCGCCCCCGTTCGGGCCGATGACATCGCGGATCGCCTGCTGACGTCGAGCGTCCTGCGTCTCGATCTCCGCGAGCCACTGGTCCATCGTCAGATCGCTCGATGGACGCACGGCCTTCTCTCCTGTCCAGGTGGCCTTCCGCTGAAAGCGGGGCGCCCGGAACTTCTGCACCTTCTTCGCCCGGTCATCTTGGTCCCCAGGCTTGTAGGTCAGGATGCGCTTGACGCCGTTCTGCTTGAGGATGTCCAGCACGTCCTCGTCGGTGCCACGCGGCACGACGGCGCCGGCCCACTCGCTCAGATCGACGGCCCGCTGCGGCTTCGCCTCGAAGTAGGCCGTGGGCGTCCTCTCCAGCTTCTCGGCCACCTCGAGGAAGTCTGACACCAGCCGCTCGGGCACGCCTCGGTAGCCGTTCTTCGACAGGGCTCGCATCGCGCCCCGGACACCTTTCGGTCCGTTCTTCAGGTAGTCGCCCATCGCCTTCGACGCATCGTCGAAACGGTCGAAGGACATCGCTCCCGGGTCGGCCCACTCGTAGTGTTCCCGCAGGCGATCGACCAGCGGGAAGAACTCGGACTCCTGCAACTCCTTCGTGGCGGCGTCAACCTCGTCCTTCGTCACGATGCCGCCCGCTTCGGAGCGCATCTGCTCGACAGACGTGAACGGCTTGGCCGCTGCCGCCCTCGACTGGCCCAGCCCGTAGACCAGCCCACCCTCCTGTCCACTGGTGCCCCGCCGCGTCATTTCGGCAAGGATCTCCTGTAGACGGTAGGGCTGCTTGCGGCCCGCGTCGGTCGTGAAGAACTCACCCCCCTGCACGACCCCGAACGTCTCCCGCACCCACTTCTCGACGGCCTCGTTGCCGCCGGCCTTCTTCACGGCCCGGTCGATGCGCTTGTCGAAAAGATCGTTGTTGGGCTCTCGCTCTCGTGAAGCGATGGCGCGGAGATCCTCGGCGAACTTGTCGACGGCGTTGAATCCCAGCAGGTCGGTGTCGGCGCTGAACAGATCCTCACGGAAGTCGGCCCGCAATTCGCTCACCTCGCCGGTGAGTGACTCGTCCAGCAGGGCCAGCGCCACCTCCGACAGCTCGCGGTGGTCGTCGCCGCCGAACTCGATTCCGCTGGGGATCTTCCGCCCCTTCGCCGCGATGAAGTCGCGGATCACCTTGGACTTGGGACTGACGCCGGGGATGCGACTGCGCGGCTTGCGCGGCTTCGTCGGCGTCTCGATCTCCACGCCCTGCTCTTTCAGGAACCACAGGCGCAGCCTCCGGTGAGAGTCGCCGTATCCCTCCGTCGCTTCGTAGATCGCGTTCTCGAGGCCGCGATCCAGATTCATTTGCTCCAGGTCGTTGTGGGCGTCCCAGTCGGCCCTCCACAGGCCCGTCTTCGCCATCCGCGACGCCAACTTCTCCATCTCATCGTCCTGTAGATGGTATTCGCGGCGCGGCTGGCGACGGGTGTAGGCGTCAGCTGGGTAGGTCTTGTTCGTCGAAATCTCCGGGTCGACCAGATCCTTCGTGCCGATCAGTGTGATGTCACCGTAGCGCAGGGCGTCCTTCACCTTGTCTGGCGTCGTGATCGCCAGCGACGGGACCGGCAGGCCACCGAGCTCCACCTGATTGCGGATGCCCTCGGCGGTCGTGCCGTGGACGGCGATCAGCGGCGGGCCGCCCTCGGCGCCACGCTTCTTCTGGAAGCGGGCAACCTCTTCGATGCTGATGGCGTTCTCGTCGAAGACGACGTAGTTGTGGCCGTCTCCTGGGCCAGCCGCGCTCAACGAACTGGTCGGATAGCGGATGCCGTCGATGCCAGCACGCAACAGGAAGAGAGATGCGGCCCTGTCCGACCGGATGGGCTTGATCGGACTGAAGGCCCGGTCTTCCTCCCACATCTTCTCGTTGTGCTCCAGTGCCGCCAGTCGCGCATCGTCCCAGTTGTCGACGTAGTCCGCGATGACCTCGCCATTTGTGGAGACTCGGTATCCCTGAAACTGATTGCCAACGATGCGATACTCTTCCTCCGTCATCTCATTGAAGGCAGTCCACTCATACTCTTGGTTTTCGATGGCGTCGTCATAGGCGCGGCTCTGTGCCACTTCCTCTGCCCGCTCTTCGAGAGCGTCCTCGTCGACCTCACCATCCTCCCCGATGAACTCGTCTCGCAGTTCCTCCTTGACCTCGGGGAGCATCTCCTTGGCCTGCTCGTCGGCGTAGCTGTGATCCAAGGGGATAGGCTCGCCGTTCGCCTCGTATAAGTATATCTCTGGCGCCTCCTCATTGTCGTAGGTGTCCCATGCGCCCGTGATGACTTCGCCGCGTGTGTATCCTTCCTCGACGTCGGCGGTCTCAAGCGGGGGTGTGGCGTACCATGTGTCGGTGTAGAAGCCGGCGTCGAGCGTTCCCTCGATGGCGTCGAGGGCTTCCTGCTTGGAGTCGTAGAGCACCCCGCCACCCATGTATTTGATGATGCTCGGGTGACGGACCCGCCAGAGCTCCTTGTCGGGAACCTTGTCGATCTCGAACCCGGAACGGGCTTCGTCTTTCATCTCGCCCGCCGTCTTGAACTCCACCTTCCACCCCGGAGGGGGATCGAGTTTCTCCGCAGCGTGATACTGTAGGTTGACCTCGAGGACGTTGCGGTAGATGAAGCTGAACGATCCTTGGCGGATCTCCTCCTCGTCCAGGAACAGACCCTCCTCGCCGCCCTGACGGAGGATCTTGTCGGCCTGCTCGTTGGTCAGTTCCTCGTACCAGTCGACGTAGTCATACTCGCTGGGGTCTTTGCCCTTGTGAAGCGCGACCTTGTAGCCATATGCGCCGGGCTTCTCGGGGATGACGAAGTCTTCGAGGTCGGCATCCTTGAGAGTCTCCTCCCAGAAATCGGCCAGCCTCTGCATGTCGTCCTTGGCAGCCCCATCCGCGGCATGACTCAGCCGAGCCGGAATGACCTCCGCCAGATGGCCCATCATGTAGTCGAACATCGACCGACCACCGTCCGGGTGGAAGGCGTTTCTCGCGTAGTCGAGGAGGGCGTCGAGATCCGACACAGTGTCTTGCGCTCCGACTCCTGACCACCACGTCGTATGCCCGGGCGTCGGGAACCGAATGATGCCGCCGTGGGCTTTGATACCGGGCTGCTCATGGTTCCGTCGCTTGAACTGTTCCAGATAGGAGTGGAACACCCCGTCTGTGTCGGTGAAGTAGCCGCCCCATCCGAACGCTTGGGCTCCCTCTCCTGTGCCCACCTGTGAGAGGGCGAAGTTCGAGAACTTGTGCGGCGAGGCGTGCTTCACCATCAGCTGATAGCGTGGATCGTCCTTCGACAGACCCGCGACATACTCTCGGTGCGCCCATTCGCCCATGACCTGGGCAACGGAGTTTCGCACTGCCTCGACGTCCTTCAGGTAGGCGTCTTGGTTGTACGACTGGTTGAAGGCGAGGCGGATCTTCGTGAGCAGCTGCTTGAGGTAGTTGTAGACCTGACGCACCACGTCGGGCGCCTGCTCTTGCAGGTTGACCCAGAACTCGCGCTCTGTCATGCGAGCGCCCACGACGTCGGCAGCGAGCTCCTCGACGGCCAGGGATGTGTTGTCACCGAACTGCCGTCCCCCCTTGTGGCGGAGCCAGCGGCGGGTGGCCCCGTCCTCCTTCAGGGTGGTGACGAGCTTGTCGAAGAGGTCTGGCTGATCGTCGGCCAGCAGATGGGTCAGTTCGTGCCCAACGACAGCGACGTGGTGGTTGTCGGTGTCGACGTTGAGGAAGACGGAGCCTTCAAAGGTGACCCCGTTGAACGACCCGGCGCTCGGGTTGGTGGCCTTGATCCAGACGAGGTTCTTGCCGAAGACCTTGGCGATCTTCGCTGCCGCCTCGGCGCTACGGTGGCCGGGCTGGTCTACTCGTTGAAGGGAACCGCTCGGGAAGTCAGGGAACCCGTCCCGCTGGTTCGCTTCGCGGACTGCGCTCTCAAGACGAGCAACAGCCTGTTCCTCCATATGGCGAGCATCTGCCGCTGACGTTCCTCGAACGTCATTCCCTGGAACCCGTTGAGGCAGTTCACTCGCGTCTGCATCGCTCTTCCGCTGGAAGGGAGTGATGTCTCCAAAGAAATCGCCTCGCCGCTTCACCGTGTCAAGGATCTGGTTCAGGCGGTCTCCGAATCGCTCCGAGTTCTCCCAGATCCATCGCTCCATTGCCTTCAGAGAGTCGATGTCCTTCGTCTCGGAGATGTCTTGGACGATGCGGTCGGGGTCATACTGCGACGCCATCTGCTCTTGCTCGGCCATCGCCGGGCTGTCACTGGGCCTCGTCGGATACCTCTGCGACAGGCCATCCTTGCGAACGACGTCCGCGAACGACTGGAAGTCCTCGACGCCCGCCGCTCGCAGAACTTCTGCGTATTCCGGCGTCTGCATGGCGTTGTCGATGATCGTCTCGACGTCCGTCCCCGGGGCGCCCGGGACGATGGCGTCTTGAACTCGCTTGGTGCCCTTCAGGATCTGTCGCTGATCCCGGTCGGAGATGGAGCTTGCCCGCAGCAGGCGCTGCATGGCGCCCTTCTCCAGTGTGCCCGTGGCGTCCAGCACGCGCTGCACTTCCCACGCAGGGAGAGTGCCGGCCCGCTTGCCGACGATCGACCCCACCGTGAGGCTGATCGGGATTTGCCCCTTGTTGGGATTGGTCTTCCGCTTCGGTGCCTGGACGACGTCGACATCCGTCTCCGGTGCGACGTCAAGCTCGACCTCTTCGCCCTGCTCGTTGGTGACGTTGAGACGCTCGACCTGTCCCCGAACCGTGGCGCCCAGGTGGCGCATCTTGGCTGCGATGATGTCGCGGTTCCACTGATCGACCTCGGTGTTGGCGAACAGGTAGCGGATCTTGAAATCGGATTTGGTCGTCAGGCGCCATCCGCGCCCCGCGGCCTGCACGTTCCCCACGGCATCGAAGGGAGCCGTGGCGACGATCATGGTTCGGGGGGCATCCCCCACGGTGTCGTCGAGGTTGATCCCTGTTCCGCCGCTCTCGATGGTCGCCAGCACCACCCGGGCCTTCCCAGACTGGAACTTCTCCATCGCGTCCGCGGCCTTCGTCTCCGCCCCGCCGTGCAGTTCGGCCAGATCGGTGATGCCTCGGTTGGCCAGTTCCTCACGAAGCGCCTTGGCAGTTCCCTCGGATTCGGCGTAGACCTCTCGTCCGACAACCTCCCACTCGCCGGAGATGGCGTTCTGGACCTTGATGTCCTGACCGGCCTCCGAGTAGTTGACTCGGGAGACGAAGATGATGGGACGGCGCCCCGCGGCGAGTTCCTCTTCGACGGAGTCAGCGATCCGCTGGATCTTGTAGGGCTCCTGCTGGCGCCGAAGGTGCATGAGCACCCGGGCCTTCTGGAGACCTTGCAGCGAGTCGGGGTGTCCGAAGCCGGTGTAGATGGATGCCTCGACGTCCTTCCACTGGGGCGGAAGGTCGACCGTCTCCATCTGCACATCGACGCCCTGGAAGCTGATCTCCCGCTTCACCATGCGCCCCTGTGCCGTCATGCGATCGAACAGCCACCCCATGCGGGTCAGGGCGAGGGTCTCCCCTACCTCATCCTTCACAGCCCAGAACTCGCGCCCGTTGATGTTCCGCTTCTCGAGGCCCAGAAACTCCATCTGGTCCTCCATGTCCTTCCCTTCGAGCACGCCCACCCGGGCCATATAGGGAAGGTGAACCGGCTTGTCGGCGGGAGTCGCGGTGGCGTAGAGGACCGAGCGGGCCTTCTCGCTCATGCGATTGCCAACCTCGGCGCGAGACGTGCCCGAGAGGAGGTTCTTCAGGCCGTGCGCTTCGTCCCACACAAGCACCGTGTTCTCGTCCACGGAGGCGGCGAGCCGCCCCATGCGCGTGTAGGTGGTGACGTAGACCTTCCCCGGCTCGAACGCCGTCTTGTCCTTGACGAGCTCGATGTCGAGGCCCATCGCCTCGGCGTCTTTCGCGTAGGAGCCGGTGATCTTGCCCTTGTTGGAGAAGGGCTTGCCCAGCACTTCGTTCGGCGCCACGATGAGCACCGGCTGGCCGCGGTCAGCGTAGATGCGGGAGACGGCCAGGATCTGGCGCGTCTTGCCGACGCCGGTCCCATCCGCGAGGAGGAAGCCGCCCGGGTCGCTGTCCATTGCGGCGACCGCCTTGGCGACTCCCTGCTGCTGGTGGTCGGTCAGGCTTTCTCGGAGTCCTGCGGGGATGCCGGAGACGTCTGCGTCTGCGGTGAACTCCCATCGCCCGACCCGGATTCGCCCTTCAGGCTCCGCATCTGATCGTACTGGCTCAGGGCGCTCATCTCCTCTCGATTCAAACTGTCCGGGAGCTGTCGCGGCGAGGCCGCTTTCCTTGAGCTGTTCTGCGATTGCCGCCGTTGGGTCATAGCGATACCTCCATGTCTTCGAGCGTCGATCGAAGCTGCCCTGAAGTTCGCCGGCAACCTCTCCGAGGGTGCGCCTGTGCGGGAACGTCTTGCCGTCCACCACCCAGGCGTCGTCGTCCTGTGAAACCGTCAGGTCCGCGTTGTGCAGGATCTCCCGGTCCTCGTCCGTCGCCTCTACCACTGCAACATCGGGAGGCGGGAACTTTGCGTCTACCGCGGCCCGGAGGGCGGCGATGAAGTCGTGACTGATCTTCCGGCTCGGGGACAGGTTGCCCGCCGCCCACTGCGCGTAGTCGGGAAACTCCTCCAGCACCTGGGCGATAGTCTTGCCGGCGTGCTTGCCGATCGGGAAGACCTCAGTGGAGATGCGCCCGATGGTGCGCAGGTCGTCGTCCGTCGCACCGGAGACGCGGACCCCGCTCTCCTGCTCCCAGCGATTGATCGCCTCCCGCGCCGCCTCGGCGGTGTTGCCGAGGTTCTTGACGAAGATGTCGCTGCGATTCCCCGGCTCGATGCCCTTCGCCCGTAGCGTGAACATCGCACCGGTCTCACCGATGCCCACGTAGTAACGGAGGCCATCCTTCGCGTCGACCAGTTCCTGGCTGGAGGTAGACGCCGGAACAGGTGCCGCGGCGGGAGTAGCCTCCTGCTTGGGCGGAGGCGGAGCAGGCTCCGGTTCCGCCTTCGGCAGGGCGTAAGGCTCCGGCGTGCCCCAGTCTGCGTCGGGCGGGCCGAGACGCCATCCGACCCTCTCGTCGTTCAGATCCTCGGGCGCACCATATCCATCATACTCATCCCACCAGTCGTCGGAACGCTCGGGGATCATCTCGCTCTTGTTCGCCTCGTAGAACGCACGGGCGAACCCTCGAGGCGTGATGCTGCGAAGTTCCTTCGTCTTCTCGCTCTTGCCGCCGAGCTTCATGATCGGGCTCTCGCCCGGTTCGACCTCGTTGCGCGGCAGGTCCTTGTTGAAGCGGCCCCAGAGACCCGTCTTCTTCGAGTATTCGTTGCCGAACCAGAACGGTTGAACGTAGGTGGGGCCGTAGTCGGCCAGTTCCGGCACCAGCTTGTTCAGGCGCCCGACCGGGTTCTCCAGTGCCCAGACGTCAGGCTTCAGGAAGCCGATGGCGCGGAGCGTCTGGTGGACAAGCTCCACTGCCTCCTGAGTCCTGCCATCCGCGTCCTTCGCCTTCCAGTACTGTGCCCCGCTCACCGTGAAGTGCGTGCAGGGACATGCCGCGAGAACGACGTCCACGTCGCCGCTGGGTGAGAAGTCCTCAAGGAACTCCATGAGCTTCGCGGCGGTGAAGTCGTTGATGTCGGTGACCCAGCTGACGTTGGGGCCTTCCTTCATATCGACCGTGAAGACGTTGTGCCCCGCCTCGGCGTAGGGGCTGGCCCACTCGCCGCTGTGGTCGAAGAGGGACAGGACCGTCAGCGTCTTGCCGGTGTGCGGCTCGACGGGAGGCCAGCCGGCCTCATCCAGGCCCTGCTCATCCTGACTCTCGAGACGCTCTTTTCCTACACCTGTGATGTCGACATACTGGCCGATCTCAGAATCCTTGCCCTCTTGCTGGGCTTTCTGGCCAGCGCGTCTTTCTTGTTCGGCTTCCACTTCAGCAATGCGTTCCACTTCGCGCACCCGGGGCGCACCGGGCTCATCCTCGACCCGATCCAACGCGATACGTACGGCCTCCAACTTATCGTCAGAGAGCTTGGTGACATCCGCGTCGAGCTTGTCGCCCCATGAGAGGGTGCCAGCCTGTCCCTGTGGAGTGTCGAAGAGATCCGGGTAGTCGCGCAGAATCCCCTGGAAGATCATCCGCCCATCCGCAAACTCCTGCCGTACCTGCTCTTCATGGTAGGCTTTTGCTTGGGCGTCGAGAGTCTCGAAGTCTCCAGACTCGCGCAGCGCCTCCAGAGGAGTCTCCGTCTCGAAGTCTCTTCCGGCCCTCACTTGCTCGACGAACTCGTCCCGGGAGACGGTCCATACGTCGTTTGCCATGCGAGCACCGACGCCGCCAGACTGTAGACCCGTCCTTCCCATATACTCCTCGAAGTCGGGATCTTTGATGCCCATTCGGGAGAGGAGATGCTCGTTCTCCTGCGTATTGGGAGCCGTCCACACTCCCTTCTTCTCGCTGTACTTCCACCCCTTCAGCTCGAGCAGGTTGCGGCTTGCAGCTGGAGTCTCTCCGGGAAACTTCACTTCCAGCTTTGTGCGGTTCTTGTTGGCGTGTCGGAACGTCCCCTCGGACTGGGGAATACCAACTTCCCGTCTCGGCGCACCGGGCTCGGCCAGGGACGACAGGTCGCCTTCCTCTGCATCGGCGTTCTCGCGGGCTACAACGGTCCCGGCGTCTGCCTCTGCGATGCTGGGGACCAGCTTCAGGTGCTGCCAGTCGTCGCCATCTGCTTCGAGGAGACCCTTGTTCTCCAGCGACTGGTCGAGCTTGAACCGCCGCGCCTCATCCTTGCTCTGTTCGTAATCGGCACCGGTCTCGAAGTTGTGCCCAGGCACAAACCCTGCGGTGTCCCCCGTGTTCTCATCCCACTCCCGGAGACGCTCGAACTCAGCCGGGGACAGGCTGTCGATCAGTTCCTTCGGCGTGCGGGAATCGAGCAGGTTCTCCTGCCGTTCCTTCGTCCACAGAGGGAAGGCGGAATCCGCGGAGTCGGCCCGCATCCGCATGGCCTCCAGCAGTTTCCGCTTCGTGCCGGCGCGGGCGTAGTGGAGTTTCTTGCCGACCTCATGGGCTTGGGATGCCAGTAGCGGCCCCCATTTCTCCTTGAACGCCTCGTCGCCGCCGAGGAAGATGCCGTCGACCCGATCGTCCAGTAGCAGTTCGTGCCACTTGGTGTCGTCTTGCAGGTCCATTCCGGGCTGGGCGGCGATGTAGAAGGGGACATCGAGGTCACCAACCCGCTCCAGTGCCTGCGTGGTGAACGCGAAGCTCTCCTCGCCCCCGTTCATCACGTCGGGGAGGACGACCATGAAGGGCTTGTTGTTGCGCTTCTCGCCCACCTTCACGCCACGTCGGACCCACTTCTCCCACTTGTCGAGGTCGATCTTCTTCCCTGGCTTGCCCGTCTTGGCCGACTCGGCGTCGAACGCGCCGTTGTCCATCGCCCACGGCTCATCGGCCTCCGGGGTGGGCGTGCGGCCCTCGTTGGGCGTCCACAGGCGCCCCCAGCCAGCGTCTCGCACGTTGTCGGGGCGCTTCCCGCCCTTCCCTCGCGTGTCGCCCGTGATGAACTGGGTGTGCGGCGTGGTGGTGCCCCCGGGACCGTCACTGTCGTCCGTGGACGTTCCAGTAGGTCCAGTCTGGTTCGTGCTGCCCGTCGAGATACCCCTACCCGTAGGGATATTCAGCAACTCCCACTGCTCCGAGTCGTCGTCCGCGAACCGCACCTTCATGCGGTCGGACTCGACCTCGATGACCTCCGCATCCCTGTCACCGATGGTGAGAGCGTCACCGACGCTTATCTCGGCCCGCTCCCGGTCGTACAAGTCGACGGGGGTTCCGGTCTGTGTCTCCGGGGCAGTAGGCGTCGGGTCGGCCTTGGGCTGGGCGTCGATGTCGCGCCCGCTGAGTTTCGTCCACTCCTCCGACTGATCGTCGAGGAAGCGGACCAGCGTTTCGTCCTTGTAGTTGCGGACGACCTCGGCCTCTCGCCCATCGAGGACCAGGGCGTCTCCCGTGCGCACCGCCTTCCCGGGCTTGCCGGCGTCGTCCTTCTTGCGGAGATCGACGTCCACCGTGGGTCGCCGCGGCTCCTCCCCGAACTGCTGCTTGACGAGGTAGTTGAACCGCTTGTTGTCCTCGTCCGTCCGGGCCTGCGACTCCTCCGTCTCCTCTTCGGTCTCCTGAAGGGGCGTGAAGTCTCCCGTGATCGGGTTGTGACGCATCCCCCGCTTGTTGAACAGTTCCTGTGCCGCGTCGAAGTAGTCGACGTTGCTCTCGTCGTAGAGACGGAGGACGTCGGCAATTTCCTCCTGCTGGTCGCGCTCCATGAGGGCGACCTCGTTGGGCGGCAGCACCTGGGCCAGTCGATCGAGGGTGGCCGTGCGCTCGGGCTCGCCTACCGGCGACGGAGACTCATCCTCCGCCTCCACCACTTGCTCTTCCACCACTTCCTCGACGGACTGCTGCTCATTCGAGACCTCCCGGGCTGCGGCTTGGACATCGGGATCGTTGAGGATGTCGTCGAGTTCGTCTCCATCGGTCGTGGTTCGACCACGACGACGGGACAGGGCCTGCTTGACGTGGTCGGGAAGCACCTGCTCGACCGCCTGCTGCTGCTCGGGGGACATCTCCTCCAGTTCCCCTTCGAGCGTGTCGAGTGCCTCCCTGACCTCCTTGCGGCCCTCGCGCAGTTCCACGGCTCGCTGGTCGCGGGCGCGGCGGGTGCCGACCTCTGTCGCTGTGCGGACAGCCCTCCCGGGCATCATCAGCACCGCCAGGGCCGGTCCCGCCTCCTCGGCTACCTTCAGCAGCGAGAACTCTCTCTCGCCTGTCTCCGGGTCCACAGGGAAGAGCGCGTCCTTCAGAGACCCCTCGACGGCGGTCCCCTCGAACTCGTTGGAGTAGATGCGGGCGGATTCCTTGGCGGCGATCTGGACCGCCTCCTGCATCATCTCCTCGGTGGTCTCCTTGGCCACGTCCGTCACCATGCCCACCCCAGCCCGGGCCAGCACGCGAGGCACGGTGCGTGCCACCTTCTGGGCGGCTTCGCGCATGATCTTGTCGCCCAGTGGGCCAAGGATGCGACGAACCTGCATGAACTCGAGGGCAGCGTAGGGAACAGCGGCTCCCTGGGCGACGATCGACGCGACGGTGGGATCGACTCCCTGCCGGATCATGTCGCGGCCCATCGACCCGGCGCCCTGCCGGTACCACATCTGGGCCGAGCCAAGCATGTTGGCTACAGGGAAGGTGATGAGTTCGTCCGGGCCAGGGATGGCGAGACTCACCGCACCCACCGCGGCGCCCGTGGCAAGGCCCTGTGCCGTGCCCTGTGCCATCGGGCCGGCCATCTCCGCCGCGGCGAGAGCAGCTTCTGTGAGCGGATCGTCTCCCTCGGCGGGATTCAGGCGGCGTTCCTGCTCCAAGGCCACCTGTTCCGAGATGAGCTCCTGCATCTTCCGGGGCTTGTCGTCGTCCCCAAACATGCCGGCGACCTTGGACGTGACGTCGTCCCACCCTACGAGAGCGTCGTAGGACCGGAGGTCGAGGTCGAGAGACCGCATCCCGCGTTCGGTGCGCGTGCGCACCTTGGCGGGGTCGGGGGCAGGACGGGCCGGCTGGGGCTGTGGGGCGAATGTCGACTCAGCCTGGGCGGCTTGGGTCGGGATGGCACTGGGAGCCGGGTCGACGGGGTCGAAGGAGTCGATTTCCGCCAGCAGGCCAGCGTAGGGATCGTTCTCCTCCTCCTCGTCAGCGTCCGGTAACGACTGGATGCTGGCGAGGAGGCGGTTGTATTCCGTCACTGGATGCGGCTCCTCACGAAGGCTTCGGCTTCCTTGCGGGTGAAGGCAGCGTTGGTCTCGGGGTTCTTCTTCTTCATCAGCGACAGGATCGCCCGCTCGATGGGACTGACGTTCTCGGGGATCGTGTCGGAGACGTTGGAATCACCGATGTCTACATAGTGTGTATCGGGCCTGCGTGTCTCTGGCAAGGCCAAAGAGTCGGGGAGGTTCCGCTGCGGCAGGGCGTTGGGGTTCTCGTCAGCCACCGCGGCCCCGGTCCCCGGAGGCGTGCCAGTCGCACCGCTCTGCTGCTGTTGACGGGCCAGGAACTGCTGCTGTTCCGGGGATAGGTTGCCGCCCGCAGCTGCGAGCATCGACGTCGTCTGCTGGGCGTTCTGCTGGGCGCCCTGCACGAAGTCGTCAGCGAAGGACTGTGGCGGCTCGTAGGGATCGCGGTAGTCCTTCAGGAGATCGCCCTTCTCCTCGGGCTGGAACCCTCCGTTGATGAGGGCGATGTTGCGCTGCTGGTGATCGTCCTCTCGGGACTGGAGGGTGCGGGAGAAGTAGCCGAACACCGGACCTGTCGTGATCTTGTTGTCCGCAGCGAACTCGACAAGCTCGCGCCAAGGTGTCCCGCCGCGCACCATTTCGATGAAGCGACTCTCCGCCTGTTCCCTGGCTTCGGTCTCCTGTCTCTCAGACTTGGTCGATTTGGCGATGCTCAGGTGCTGCTCGGCCCGTTCCACCAGCAGCTGGCGGTTCTCGTCTCCCTCCGGGAACATCTCCTCGACGGATCTCTGGAAGGCGCTCAGTTCCGCCGCCTTCGCCTCCGGGTCGTCGATGTCGAGGATGTTGGTCAGCTTCGCATCGAACCCCTCGCGGAGCTTGCGCGAGAACTCGGTCTGGTACCGCTGCTCTCGCGTGTTGGCCGTCTCGGTGTAGGAGCCTCCGGGCAGGTTGTTCTCCGCCCGGTAGGCGTCGATGCCCTCACCAGCGGCCCGGGCGCCCTCGAAGTCTCCGGCGTCGACGAGGTCGTTGAAGCGGTCGATCTCCCCTTGGAAGTTCGTGCGGTCCAGTTCCTGCCGATGGCGTGTGTCCCGATCGGCCATCCGCATCTGTTCCTGGTAGCGCATCTTGCCGAAATCCTCGGCAAATGCCTGCCGCTTCTCGTCCTTCTTTCGACGTCGATCGAGGTTGCGATCGACCCCCGCGAGGAGACCCGTCGCCGCGGCCATCGCCAGCATGTTGCGTCCCATCCGTCTTACCTCAACCTGTTGAAGACGTCTTTTTCCACTTCACCGATGATGTTCCCGTTCTTGCGGAACACCCACGTCCCTCCGTTGTCCAGCTGCTCCACGATCCCCATTGCGATCTCTGCGCCGATGTTGGACGGGAGGCCCGCCTCGGCGAAGGTCGTGGGCTGGATCTCCACGTCACCCTTCGGCACCACAGCGACGTTGGCGCCCGTGACGGAGTGTCGGTAGACCCACTCGCCGCCGTTATCGAGACGGACCAGTTCTCCGCTGGCAACGCGGGTCTCGTAGTCCTCTGGCGTTCCACCGGTCTCCACGGGGGGAGGCGGCTCTTCCGCGACAGGCGGTGGGGGCGGCGCTTCCTCGGCAGGAGGCGGGTCATCGTCCTCGGGTGGAGGTTCTTCTTCGGCAGGCGGCGGCGGCGGGTCGACCGTCTCGACCACCGAATCCTCCCCGGTCAACCCCGCCATCGTCTCCGCGTAGCCAGGGGGCGGCGGCTCGACGCCGATCTCTTCCCAGAACGAGTCGTTCACATTGAGAGATTGCAGAACCTTGGCCCGGTCTTCGATGGTCTCCTCACCGAGCAGGTTCCGCTCGAAGGCGCGGAGGAGTTCGTCGTCACTGCCGAACTTCTGGTCCAGTTCGGCAGCAGATCCGATGCGGATGGCTCCCTTGTCATGGGTGTCGATGTTGCCGCGGATGTCTTGCAGTCGATCGTTGCCTTCGATGACAGCGTAGAGTTGTCCGTCGATCTCCTCGAGTCTGGTGATCTCTCCATGTCCGTTGCGCACGACGGTTGCCCAGTCGTTCCAGCTATAGTCGGAGCGCCCGGCCCGCCCAACATTTCCGCTGTCGTTGACGTTTCGGACATCCCCCGAACTCTTGTCGTATCTCTCGACCGTGCCCAGTTCCTGGAAGAGGCCATCCATCGTCGCAAAGCCCATCTGCTCGTAGACACTGTCGATCCGAGACCGTTCGGCCCGGGTCATCTGGTCTGGTGTCTTGGAGAGGATCGGGGCGATCTCCTCCCACTCGTCGACCATCTCCTCGCTGCTCTTGGCGCCGATGGCCTCTCCGAAGGCTCGCACGTCGTTGAGGACGTCCTCGAATCCAACTCCGTCCCCGCGGGCTGATCCCGGCATCCGCTCCCAGATGTCCATGACCATCCGCTCCTCCTGAATGGTCATCTCGCCCGGGGCCTTGGTGAACGTGGCGCCGTCGAGGAGCGTGCGGAACGTCCCCCAGTTGCGCTTCGTGTTGTACTCCTCTTGCCGGAGGAACCGGTCCCGAAGACTGGCGAAGTGCACCCCCCAGTGGGCGTTGGTCCTCTCCATGTCGGTGCCGTGCTCGCCGCCGCGATCGGTGGCGAAGTTGGCGACGTATCCCGAGAAATCTCCCTCCGACCACGCCTGATCCTCGTTGTCGCCGGTAGGCGTGGAGGAGAACTCGGCGTGCATCGCCTCCATGAGCTTCGCCTGCCCCTCCTTCGAGAGGCTGTTGTAGAGCGTGTCGATCTGTCCGGTGGCGGATTCCTGGTCGACAGCCGCGGCGCCGACACCCATCGGCTGATTGACCAGTGCTTTCACGCCGCGGTAGGTGCCGTAGGTCACCAGAGCCGTGATGCCCAGCTTCGCCGGGGTGAAGGCGACCTCTCCCTGGGGCAGACCCCAGTCCATGTTGGACCGGAGGGCAGACGCGGCATCGGAGTTCTCGCTGATGTTGAACGCCGGCAGCAGCTTCTTGACCTGTTCGTGGGTGAGGGTGATTCCCCGTGCTTGGGCGATGGAGACGACATCCTCGGCGGTCAGTTTCCCCCCTTCCCCGCTGCCGTGGTTCGTCAGGAACGCGCTGGTGAGGTCGTTGAAGAGAGACTCCCCGTCCTCGTCGGGCATGAGGAAGTCGGTGAGCAGATCGCCGCCGATGGTGAGGCCACTGGTCAGTAGAGCAGCTTGGAACTGGACCGCCGACTCGGCATCGAACAGTTCCTTGCGTCCCTCCAGACGCAGCCGCTCCAGAGCCATCTGAAGCGGCTCTCCGAAGGTGTCAGCGACACCCTCCCAGTCTGCGGAGGCCGCGGCCTCCGCTTCCTCGGGGGACATTCCCTCGACGTTCTCGTAGTGCCACTTCCGCTCCGTCATATAGGTCTGCTGGAGGTACCCCTTGTCCTGAACGGACATGGAGCGGATGTAGCGTGCCGCTTCGACAGCGTCTTCGTGTGCCCACCCCTCGCGCTCGAACTCCTGCTGGAGCTCCAGCAGCGACTCGCTGTGCTCTTGGTCTCCGGCGACCCATTCCGTTCTCGGGCCGCTCGGCGTCATCACCGTGCGGAATCCGCCCCACGTCTGCATCTGGTCGGCCTCGATGCGTGCCTGCTGCATGGCGGCATCGTGCGACCATCCCTGCCTGACCAGAGCGTCTCGCTTGTTCTGCATCCGCTCCTCGAAGGTCTGCGTGCCGGCGACGTAGCGTCGGACGTATGACCCGGAGCCAGGGGGGAACTCGACGACCTCTTCGTAGCCGGTGCGGGTCTTCTCCTCCAGCCGCCATGTAGCTTCGTCCCGGTCGATCCCCAGCTGGTTCTGCAAGGTGAGGATGTGGGACTCCCAGTCCTGCGTGCCCATGACGAAGTTCCACTCGCCCGTCTTCTGGTCTCTCGACCAGTAGCCTTCGCGGAGCTTGTCCTGGTAGTTCTCGTTGGCGATCCGCTCGGCGGTGTCGTGCTCAAAGCCGTTCTGCTGGAGCGTCTCCTGTAGATCGAGCTTGGCCTGCTCGAGACCCGCGGTTCCCGGCACCCAGTCGACGACAGGTGCTCCGTTCTCGTCACGGATGGCGACCGGCTTCCCTCGGAGAAGGGCTGTGAGATCCTCCATTGTGGGATCTCGACCGATCGCCGCCTTGAGGCGGTCGCCTGCCTCGGCGCCCTCACCATCGGCCCACTGGAAGAAGGCGTCGATGTCGATGTTGCCTTCGGCGTCGACGAAGTTCTCGTAGGGGACGTCCAGACCCAGATCATCGAAGGAGACAGAGCGCAGCTGGTGGTATCCTTCGTATCGCCGCTGCTCCCACTCGAAGAGTGCCGTGCGGTGGGCCTCGTCGAGGTTCATGCCCTTCTCTTGCAGGTCGAGTTCTCGACCCTGAATCCGCGCCTGGAACTCCTGCGTGCCCTCGACGTGCATCATCACCGGGTTGCCATCGGCGTCGAGCATGGCTTGCCCTGTGTTCGGATCGGTCATCACGCGATCATAGCCGACGCGCTGGCGTTCCATCCACTCGCGCTCGTCCTCGATCTTCTCCTGCGCCCCCATGACATACCGCTTCTCCCCGCTCTCGGGGTCGGTATACCAGAAACCCGCCTCCATCATCTGGTCGAACTGCTGCTTGTCGTTCTGGAGCACCCACGGAAGTTCGTTGGTCCCGTAGATGTGGTTGCCGTCCTCGTCGTCGAAGCCGAATACGGCCTTGTCGCGGTGCTGCTGCTCCCACAACTGCATCTTCGCTGCGAGGGTCGGCGTGCCGTCGTTGAGTTCTCCGCTCAGTCCCGCCTCGTCCAGCTGGAGTCGCCACTTGTCCAGCGTGTCGACCGACAGGCCGGTGTCGGGGTCGATGAAGGTTCCGGTAGCGGAGGCACGCGCCAGGGCATCGGTGATTCCCTGCGACGTCTTGTCGAGGTCGAACTGCGACCCCCCGAGCGTGCGCACCGTCGTCCCGTCGAGGGTGAGATCGCCCGTGCGGTCAGCCACACCAAACGCCTTCTCGATCGCCAGCTTCTGTGCTTCCAGCGTCATCTTGTCGTCGAGGCGACCGGTGAGTTCCGCCTCCTTGATGCGCTGATCCAAGTCGAGCAGCTTCTGGTCGAGGGTCTTCTGGTCTCCGAACTGCCCGGTGATCTCCGACTGGCGGGCCGCTTCGTCGAACTCCTGCCCGCGGAGCTTCGAGTAGTTGTCGACGGCCTGCTGTCCGACGTCCTGACTGAGCTTGATGTTCTCGCGCTCGGACTCGTCCTGAAGACGCAGCTGCTCCAGCGTCAGTGGGACAGTGACGTTGTCCGCGATCTGCGATTCCGTGTCCGCGAAGTCCTGCTCCAGACGTGCCCCGAGCCGGCCCGAGTCGAACTGTCCCCTGGCTCGCAACTGGTCGCGCAGCTGCTTCTGTCGCTGCTCCGCGGCGTCGAGATAGGGCTTCGTGTAGTGATCCTTGATCTCGTCGAAGCGACCATCCGAGTAGACAGAGCCTTGATAGAGCCTCTGGAGCGCCGTGTTCTGGGCCGCGGACAGGTTGGGGGCGACGGAGGCGAGCTTCTTCTTGTGCTTCTCCAGATCGTAGTTCCACCCCGTGTTGCTGGTAGCCATCTCAGGTATTCCCTCGGAATCGCATCGACCTGTCTTTCGACAGCCAGATCGAAGAGTTCACGACGTGCGGTCGATCTTCGTTGTTCTCAATCAGTGAGCACTGGAAGTACCGGCTCTTCGCGTTGATGTTCCATTCGTTCCCGTCGCCATCGGTCCCTCGGGCAATCCGCAGACCTCCGGGGCTCTCCGCAGCCAGCACGGACTGGTCGAAGAAGAACGAGACCGACAGGGCGCTCCCAGCCACGCCCATTGCGATGTCAGCCTGTGAGAGGGTGGGATCTTCTTCGAGTCCGATGATCTGGACATCGAAGTATTTGCCGTTGTAGGCGAGGATGTCCCACCAGATTTCGCGCAGACGGCTCAACCCCTCGTAGCCCAGGTTCAGCAGGCCGGTCTTCAGTTCCGACTGAACCGCCGCGCCGTCTGTCCCGCCGTCGAGGTAGCCTGCCGAGTTGTTGTTGTCCCCCCATGCCTCTGCGAGCATGGAGTCGTATCCGCCAAGGATCGTCGTGTGGTCGTTGTTGGCGTCTCGGTAGGTGATTCCGCGGGAGAACTTGATCGCCCCGGAGGGCGAGTCGAAGATGCTGAAGGCTCCAAGCTCCGTCTGGAGCACGATGTACTTGTTGTGCTGCGTCTCGCCGGCTGTGGTGACGTGGAAGATGATCTCGTTCCAGGGCTCTCCCCGCTCGAAGGCGGTGATGTGCTGGATGCGCTCCTTGTTCAGCTGCCCCCAGAAGTCCTCAATCGGGGCGGAGATGTATTCCGCCTTCTGCTGCGGATTCGAGATCATGTAGATTCCGTCGTCGTAGACGAAGTAGGTGCGTCCCTTGCTGTGGACGACGCCCTCCTTGGCCGCAAGACCGACCGTCTCATCCGTGGGGAAGAACGCGAAGCTCTCTCCAGCTTCCGGGATGAAGCGCATGTGGTGGATGCTGTGCCGGTGGAAGACGAGCAGGGCCTGCTCTCCGTGGAGTGACAGGGCCATCCCGTGCGACCGCCTCGAGCAGTGCTGGATGTTGCGAGCATCCCAGTTGTCGAGGACGCCGTTGTTCGGCCCCCATTCGAGCGCCGTGGGACCGTTGTCTTGATCGCCGCCGCTGGTGTTCAGGCAGACGACGTAGTCGTAGAAGACGGCGATGTCCTGAGCGGTCGACGGGGCATCCACCACGTTCTGCATCCACGGGACGAAGGTGTCCGTGCCTGGGACGCACTTGGCGATCGGGTTTGTGCCGTCCGTCGCCAGCAGGTAGAGATTGCTCCCTTGGTTGTATTGTTCGAAGCGAATCCCATTCTCGGCGCCACTGGCGAAGGTGGCGGCACCCGTCAGATCCGTTGGTGTGGTCCCGTCGATGTACTTGATCGACCCACCCGCGGCGGCGATGAGGTATCTCGCCGTTTGCGAGTCCCACTCGAACAGACCGTTGATCGGATTGCTGCCGTTGATCGCGGAGGAGATGTGTTCCTTCCACCCCTCGCGCTTCTGAAGGCGCCCTCGCCCCACCAGATGGTAGTTCCGGCACCGGGCAAGGAAGCCGGACTGGAACTTCTCGTCGGTGAGACCCTCCGTAGAGTCCTCCCCCCGGAAGCCGTATCCCCGGCGCGGGAACCTGAACGGTCTCCGGCGAGGGCCGGCCATCAGTAGTCTCCCTGCGTGTACTCGCTGTAGCCGCGAGAGGACAGTTGGTCGTAGTCCTCGATGGCCCACGTCGGGCGGAAGGCGGCGTGCGCCTCACCGAGGTCCAGTTGCGTGTCCATCTCCGGGAGCCAGACCTGACGCCAGTGCGCCAGTTTCATCTGCTCGCGGTCGTCCTCTTCCTGGTAGGCCCCGTAGGCGAGAGACGCCTCGACGGCGTGCGGGCGGAACATATCCGGCAACAGGAGGACGTTGTCGTCGTCTGACGTATCCTCGCTGACCGTGCAGTAGAAGTAGATGCTCGGGTAGTCGTCGATGAACTCCTGAGACGGCTTCCGGGCCACCCACAGCTGCCGTCCTACGCGGCAGATGAACTTGGGCCTGCCATTGGCTGTAGCGGCGTCCTTCCACTGCGGCCCGAGGTTGGTGTCGATGGAGCGGGCGCCGAAGGGCGCCCACTCCAGCTTCTGGTTGTCGCTTCCGTATCTCATCCCCCGCGTGTCGATCCGGTCGATGGCCGTGCCGTCACGTCCCCCGCTCGTCTGAATCGGGTTGCTCGCCGTCGCCGCCATGTTGTAGGCATAGACCCCCGCGGACAGGCTCAGGGTGCAGTAGTCCCGCAGCCACGGCCATGCTCCGTGAGCCGCGATGATGGACAGACCACCCCGTGCCCACCGTCGAGCGGTCGCCTCCTCGTCCGAGGAGTGCAGCCCGCCGAGCGCCTCGACGTCGTCGATGAGATCCTGAAAGGTCACCCTACTCGCCAGCCTGTCCGTTGGTGCTGGCGACGTGGTTCTCGACGTCCTGCTTCGAGATCGTGCCGTCCTCGCCGGATGGCGTGACATCGGCCAGGGACACCCCGAGTTCCTCCGCCAGCTTCCGGGCGTGGTGCGATGCCTTGACCTCGTCCTCCGTTGCCGGGGGTTCCTCCGAGGTCTGCTTGGCCGCGTCCTCCGGCTTGATGAGACCGAAGCCGACGAGCGTCTCGACGACCGTCGACTGGACGACCCCCTTGAGAACCTCCAGCTGCTGCCGGTTGAGGATGTCGTATCGGATCTGGAACAGGGTCTGCTGACGGTTGTACTGCTCGCAGATGGCCTCCGCGATGCGCAGAGGCACAAACTCCAGCCTCGCTCCGCCGAAGTCTTCCCGCGGCGGGAAGGAGAGACGCGGAACACCCGGCTTGGAGATGTTGGGGTTGTGACCGTCAGGACCGAGATACTCGAGCGGTGCTTCTCCGCTGAAGTTCATGGCGTCCTTGTGAGGCTCAGGTGGTAGGAATGGGCCGGGAGAGACGTGCCCTCCCGGCCCACGGGTTCATCGAGGCAGCGGGTTGTAGCTCCAGCCCGCGATCACGGTGGAGATTACCGTGTCCGCGGCGCCGCCCGCCGTCTCGATCTTCAGCCGTCCGAAGCGTGCAGACCCGATTCGGGCCATGTCATACGCTCCGACGTCGGAGGTATCCGCGAACGGATGGAACACCGTCTTGTAGCCGGTGAAATCCGCCGAGGACGCCGTCGAGAACACCGGTTCGACCGACACCCAGTTCAGCTTGTCGATCGACACCTGGAGAGAACAGATGACCGACTGAGTTCCGCCTGCCGTGCCCTGGCGCTGGTCCACATCCCAGTAGAACGAGAGGGTGCGCAGGTTGGCGAGCGTGATCTCGGTGGTCGTCGTGTCCTTCCCGGCAGTACCGATGATCGTGTCGAGCTCGGTCCCGACAGTGGTCAGACCGTCGCCGTTCGACCAGTTGAGCGTGTCGGCGTAGGTCCGCGTGCCAGAATCGAGGTCGGTGCTTCGCAGCTTGGCGTCGGCGTCCGTCACCGCCCCGAGGGCGACGATGAACGCCAGAGCCAGACCGCAGAGGATGCGCTTCATCTCTCTCCTCCTCGCCCCCATTAGGAGGCGAACTCGTCGCGCTCGGCAAAGACGACCCACTCCGCCGACGACTGGTTGAGGGTGGTGGAGTCGTCCGAGGCGTCCCAGTCGCACCGGGAGGCACCCCAGACCTGACGAATCGCCCGACCCCAGCGATCGCCGTAGGCGTTCTCCGAGCGGGGCACGATCCGGGGTTCGCTGCCGAAGACGGCGGCGATGGCGTCGGCGCCGAGCACCATGAGGCGCTCCTTGTCGGCGTCACCCGTCAGCGTGCGGGTCCGCATGTACTCGTGGACGTACATGTTGTGGTAGTGGCCCACCGCGCCGGAGATCAGCGGGTTGTCGCTACCGCGGTCGTTCGAGCCCTGGTGCTGCTTGAAGTCCGGGTCGGCGTCCAGGTTGTTGCAGCTGTAGACCGAGCCGAGGAGCGCGTAGCACTGCTTCGCGCCCATCTTGATCGGGTTCAGCTTCTTCTCCAGACAGAAGGCCCGGATGCGGCGGATCTCGTTGTGGTTCAGGACGTCGGTGTTGCCGATCGACCCGTTGTCCAGCGCACCGTTCGCCCGGTAGAGGTTCGGATGCGCCGTCGAACTGACCGCCGCCACCGACTGCTGGGCGAAGTACGGCGCCGACTCCAGCAGCGTGTCGATCATCGCCTCTTCGATGTTCTCGACGAGCCACTCGCGCAGCCCCTGCTCGGAGTCGCCCTCGAGGTCGATCGAGGACCGGTGGTTGTACAGATCCGGCGTGTCGTGGCCGACCGCGTTCTTCAGCAGCGCGAGCCAGACCGCCATGTCGTCGTACGTCATCCGCTGCTCGTTGCCGAGCAGCGAAGCGTTGCCGTACGTGTTGCTGTCGGTGCGGGGGGTGTTGGTGAGCTGCTTCCGCATCCGCATACGCACCTGCTCACCCGGCGCCTTCCCGAGCTCGTCTTTGACGATGATCGGGACACCCGGACGCCTGCGGTGAGACTGCTCACCGCCCTCGTCCTTGGCCTGGAGCCCGTGCTCATTGAACCACGTCAGGTCTTGGACCTCGACGTGCTCAGTGCGGGACCAGGCAATTTCTGCCAGGGGATCGGACGCGCCAATCGGATAGGGAAGGCTATCGAACTCAGCCATCGGTTTCCTCTCAGCCTGTTATCAGCGATCCCCGCACCACGCGCCTACCGTCTCCCGGAGTGCGTGTCGCGGGAACCGCGTCTCTCTGTGGTGATACGCCGGAGTTCGTCGGGGGTGAACCGCGCAGCGGCCTCCGCCTCGGTGATGACCCCGGCTTCGAGTTCGCGGTTGGTGTTTTCGTACCTCTGGTAGAACGCCTCGTCACCCGTGCGTGCCTGACGCCTCGACCTCCCCGTGGAGCGGGAGGCTTCTTCGCCTCGCAGTCGAGCCTGCAAGCCGTCGTTCCGGGACTTGGCCGAGTTGACCGTCTGGATCTTGTCGAACATCTCCGACCGGAACGCATCGACGACGGACTTCTTGTCGTAGATCCAGTTGCCGGCGCGATCCATCTTCCCGTAGTCCTGGCCGATCTTCTGCTTCGAGATGCGGATGACGCGCTCCTTCTCGTCCTTGGAGAGTTCGATACCGAACTGCTCCTCGAGATCCGAGATGGTGGTGTCGCGCATCAGATCGTTCCGCTTCTCGACCTGATCGGTGCGCTCTCGCGCTGTGAGTCGGCCTTCCAGCGACCGCTCCAGCTGCTTCAGCTGGGCCTGCTGGTCCTGCCGCAGCGAGTCGAACGCCTCTCTCAGGTCGCCGGCCAGCTTCTTCGCTGCCTGCTCGTCGCCCACGATGTCCAAGTTCTCCAACTGCGAGAGCTTGTCGTCGAGGGCCTTGCTCCTCTCGGGCGGAGGAGGGGTCTCCTCCCGTGCCGGAGTCCGGGACTCCGCGATGCGAGCGAGACGGTCGATCTGCTCGTCTCGCGCACGCTCGGCCTCGGCCTTCGCCCGCCCGATCTCGGCCTTCTGGTCGTTGATCTCCTTCCACGCCGCTTCGCGGTCTTCCGGGGACCAGTCTTCCGGTGGAGCTTCTGCGACTGCACCACCCTCCTCATCGGGGGCGTAGGTGATGTAGCGATCTTCTTTCTTCACTCTGAGCCTTCCATCCGAGCCGTCTACCGCGGTTCGGGGTCGCCCGCAGGCGAGCCTCCGCGGTTCCGTTCACTGTTCAGGTCTGGCAGGGGCGTTTCCCCTCCAAACTGCTCCCTGGCTTGCCGGGCCTCGATCATGTGTGTGGCGTGTCTCTCCATCATGGTTGCGGTTTTCAGTAGCTGGCGATGTCGCCCTTCTGCTGTTTCAGTTCGTAGTCGAGCTTGGCGCCACCCATCGCGCCGAAGAGGCGGTCTCGGTCTGTGGCGCGTGCGACGGCCTCCACGGCGTCTCGGTGGAGGTCGGCGGGCTGCACGATCCGGCCTCGCCAGTCCGTGCGCATGTCGGTGTAGGGCGGGATGAGCGCGATCGGCACGTCTTTGAAGCGGACAGCGATGTGGTGCGGGGGAATCCCGTCCCTCTCCTGCGTTGTCCAGTTGACGGTAGCGGCCCAGCCGCCGAATCGACCGGTGAACACACCGACGTCCCGCTGCTTGTTCTCCTGCTCGATCGTCATGGACTGGTCGAGGTAGAGCCTGCGGCGCTTCAGGGCAGGGGAGGTCTGGAGGATGGCCTGGAGGACGTCCGCACAGAGTCGGTTGAGAGGACGAGGCTTGCGGTATTCGTGCTCGTTCTCCTCCGTGACCATCGTCGCCGGATTGTCAGGCGACCGGTTCACCAGCATGGTCGACATCAGCAGCAGCCCCCCTTCTTCGTGGTCTTCTTGGGACTCACGTTGGGGTTGCCGGGGCCGCGCTTGACCGACTGGTGGAAGGGCATCCGCCCCATGTTCTGCGACTCTTCCTGCGAGCAGACCTTCACGTTCTGTCCCTTGAACGAGGACTTGCCCTTGTGCATCAGTATGCCCTCCGTCGACCGATGAGTGTGGCTGAGATGCTCTGGTCGACGGCGCCTCCCTTGGCCACCACGGCGATCGCACTCTTCTGTGGGAGTTGCTTGCCAATTGCCCACTGGTGCGGTTCACCACCGTTGGCGATCGTGCCGCTGACGATCACGTCGTAGTCGGCACTGAAAGACCAGAAGGGGCCTGTCTGCGGGTAGAGGCGGAGTTCGTACGAGGTCGAGTTGCCGCCGCCGTTGTTCTCGATGATGAAGTAGTCCAGGACCGGTCTGTCGGGTTTGCCAAAGACGACGAGGGCCTGTGGTTCCCAGAAGACGCCCGCGGCGATCGTCCCCAGCTGCACAGCCGATCCCTTGGTGTGGAACACCTTGAACGTGCCGGCCATCGTGGAGTCGAGGTAGGCGGATTCATACCAGTGGATCGCAGAGTCGGTGACGGCGGTGTCGCCGCCCGCGATGGCCAGCTGCTGTTCGATGCGCCTGCCGCTGACAGAGAGGCCCGTCACGGTGACGTAGGCCGTGTCGGTGACCGTTCCCGCTGACGTCGTGTCGTGTGCGACGTAGATGACCGAGTCCTTGGCCGTCGCCGCGAACTGCGCATCCCCGGTGACAAGCTCGAACGAGCCGTCGATGTCGGTGTCGGTGACGTGGATGTAGAACCCGTCACCGGAGGACGCTCCGGCGCCCGGGTTGTAGTTGAGCGGCTCTGCGAAGGAAGCGCCCGCAAGGAGGGCGATCAGTGCGATGTAGCGGATCATGCTGCGACTCCTGCTGCGGGTGGGGGCGGGGGCGCTCCAGGCGCGGGCGGTCCCGGCTGCGGTTGAGGTTGTCCCGGAGGTACCGGTCCCGGAGTGACCCCGCCTTGCACACTGGCGGTGAGCATCTCGATCAGCTGTGGCGCCGGGATACCGGACGCCTTCGACACTTCTTCGAGTTGCGCGGCCAACTGCTGCGCCATGTCGTGCTTCTCGATGGCTTCGACGAGTTCGTCGGCGTTGTTCCAGTCCTGCTCCTTGGCGACCCACGGGATGGCGGCGGGACCAACCGCGTTCAGGACCATCTCCGACTGCTCGATCTTCTCGAGCTTGCTCGCCTCGCGGGAGGTATCGAGGGTCAGGCGGATCTTGTTGAAGACCACGTCGCGGGTGGTCTCGTCGTTCAGGACGAGGATCTCCGCAGGCTTGCCGGCCTCGGTGACCCACTCCATCTCCTGCTCCATGTCGGGCATCTGCCCGGGCACAGGGGCTTCCTGTGGGGCGTCTCCTGCCGGCTGCTGCTGGAGACTGAAGACGGACGCCACTTCCTCCTCGGAGAAACCGATGAACAAGACCTTCTCGCGGTCGTCGTTCGGGTCGGTGATCTCTCCGAGGTAGCGATTGCCTCGCATGAACTGGGCGATGTTGTGCAGGCGCAGGAGCGTCTGGCGCTCCAAACCGGATTCGATGTGCCGGCGCACCTTCGTCCCCAGCTGATTCTGGCGGGCCATGAGAGCGCGGATGGCGCGGCCCGACTGTACCTGCCCAGGCACTTCCGCCCGGGCGACGTCGTCGATACCAGAGATGTCGCTGGCGATGTCCTTCAGCAGCGGGAGCGTGCTGGAGAACAGTTGAGCTCCGGTGGGGTTGTATCCCTGGAACGTGGGCGGCTCGATCCCCTGCATCGTCTCGATGAGGGTCAGAGGGTCTCGCCCGATGCGGGGGATCTTCTCCTTCTGGTCCTGTGGGACGGAGCCGCGGAAGGAGTGGATGTAGCCGATGTTCGCAATGAACATCTGGTCGAGCATGGCCGAGATGGCTTCGTTGCGAACGTCTTGGAAGCCGATCATGTAGCTGATCTCGCCCCGGGCGCGGCTCTCGTCGCGCAGGCGGATGCAGGGGAACCAGCAGAAGGGAAAGCGTCCGTGTCCGTTCTTGCTCTTGTCGAACGGACTCAAGCGGTGCTCGACCACCATATCCGAGACCACGACCGACTCCCACATCTCCACCGTGGGATGCTGCGTCTCGACGACTTGGTCCTTCATCTCGTCTTCGAGCTGATCGTAGTTCTCCTCGGTGACCATGACCTCTTCGCCGGTCTCATCGAGGATCGTGGCCGGCGAGGCGTCGTCGGACCACCAGTAGCGTTTCTCGACGATCTGCTTCTTGTGCCACATGCGCTTGATCCACACGCGGTCCTCGCTGTGGGCCATCTTGCGCTGGGCGCCCGCCTTGCCCCCCTTGCCGCGCATATAGGAGCGCAGATGGGGGTGCAGGTAGTTCGTCGGATTCTCGTAGTTCAGGTCCACGTCCTTGAGGACGGGATACATCGACTTGACCTCGGAGGTCTTGCGGTCCTCCAGCCAGATCATCCACTCGCCATCGTCTCGCTGGAACTCCCGGGCGCCAGGGTCCGGGATGACGTAGCGAGAATCGACCCACAGTCCACGGGGCAGGCCGCGGCCCTCGTCGGCGTCCTGGTCCCAGCCCTCGAACCAGCATCCCTCCCCGATGTGGAAGCAGTCGGTGATGCAGTCTTCCGAGTTCTCCTCGTAGTTCTCCTCCTCGTCCCGGGTCCATTCCAGAACGTGGAGGAGCAGGCGAGCGAAATCGGTGTGCTTCGGGTGGCGGGCGCTCGGGTTGATGACGGGATCGCCGTCGAGCACCTCGTTGACCATGCGGTCGATGTCGCGGCGGATGAAGTTGGCGACCACGCGGATGCGGTCGCGGTCCTTGCGGCGGAGGTTGCGCCGATACTGGTCAGAGCGGTAGTAGCGGAGGGAGGTCGACGCCTCCAGCAGCCATGTGCCGTTCTCCGCGATGCCGAACTGGACGCGGCTGTTCGTGAGTTCAGCGAGGTCGTCGCCTTCCCACTCCACTCGCGTCTGCGGCGGGCGCTCGTCCTCCCCGGGATCGACCGGAGAGAGGCGGTTCGTGATGGCTACCACCAGAGAGAACCTCGATCTACTGCCAACAAAAAAGGCGCACGGTAGGAGAACCCTACCGTGCGCCTCGGAAGACAGTATGTGGACTCCCCCGAAGGGGAATCGTTGTGAGTTTTCTGTGGAGCGTGTAGCTCCCCAGCAGCGAACCTACGCGGCCTGTTTGCCTTCGGCAAGCCCGAAGACGATGTCGGCGGCGGCGACCCGTCCCTTCTCAGTCAGGCGCCACATCTTCTTGACGATCTCTTGATTGTCCTTCAGGGGCGCCCTGTGACGGTAGACCTCGACGAGACCGTGCTTCTCGAGGTTGTGGAGAATCCCCTCCGCGATGGTGCGCGTCGTGCCGATCATCCGGCCCAGGTGCGACACCGTCATGCCCATCGTCGCCCGACTGAGAACCGCCTGGACCCGGTCACCCAGCGGGAGAATCCGGGTGCTGTCGATGAACTCCCAGTAGCGGTTGACCCGCTCCATCTGCCGTTCCTTCATGCCCATGCTACGCAGCCTCCGTGTTGAATAGGTCGATGATGGTCTGAGCTACCTCTGAGCGGTAGATGTCGTTGTCCTGCTGCTCCTCCGTGGGCCGCGGCTCCCTCTCGTAGCCGTCCGACTCCTGCCATGTGCGGATCTCGTAGGTCATGTCGTAGACCTGCATCCGCTCCAGCACCATCCCCAGAGCCCGGTTGGGCGTGCTGATCGGCTCGTTCGAGCCGTCGTAGCCGTGCATCCTCTCCCAGATGTCGCAGTCGAGGTTGACCAGCATGTCCCGGTGAAAGAGCGCGTTGGCGATGCGCAGGTTGGTCAGCGGGTCTTCGTAGGGCGTCTCGACCACAGGGACCGTCCGGTGCTCCGTCTTGAAGCAGGGCCACCATGTCTCGACGTGATGGCCGAGGTAGTGCTGATCGTAGTCTTGCAGGCCGTCGATGTTGCGGATCGACCGGGTGAACCCCTGCTTCGTGTCGGGCGGCACCCAGAGCAGTTCGGGCCACCAGATGTCCTTCAGGGCTACGAGAACGCGGCCCAGTGTGAACAGCGAGGGATACTCGACATCCTTCTCGCGGATCTGGTACTTGATCTGCTCCTCCGGGCTGAAGTCTCTCGCGTCGAGGGCCACGCCTTCGTCGAGGATGACTCGCTGGCGGTCCTTCTGCCGAGGGTCGCCGTCGTAGAGCTCCCCCACCACCACGGCGTAGGGCGGGTAGTTCCCCTCCCCGTTGACCGCCGCCATCCAGATCCGCGTGAACTCCCAGTCGTGCGGCTCTATGTCGAGGTTGGCATCGGGGGGCGGGGCCTCCCAGACGCGCACAGTCGGCGGTCCCTCCTGCCTCCTCCTGACGACGACGTCCCGCTTCACTCGGGATACCCGTCCCCTTTCGATTCGTCCATCTGGGCGAGGAGCTTCTTCTCCGCCTCCTGAATCGCCTTGATCGCCCGGAGCAGGTAGACCTGGGCGTCGTGCAGCCACGCCAGCCGGTCAGAGGCGGGGGCGTTGCCGTAGAGGTTGAGGTTCGAGTGAACCTTCAGGTTGACCTTGTCGCGGTCCTCTTCGTCCTGCTGGAGGGCGACGAGGAACCAGACGTCGCTCCGCTTCAGGAGCCACAGGCCGAACTTCTCCGCGTAGGTGAGGCGCTGCTTCTTCTTCTTGCTCACGACAACACCGCCAGTAGGAGTCCAGTGAAGAGGGCGAGGCCGGCCCAGGTGACCACGATCATCGCAGCGATCGACCGTTTCATCCGATCTCTTCTTGCGACTTCGCCACGGAGGTCAGCGTCCGGGGAATGTCAGAGACGCAGTGCCGGTGAGAGTTGAACCGGCTGGCGAGGTCGACGAACTGATCCTCCAGAGAGGCGATCCGCTCGAAGATGTTGCCGCCCGGGATGTCGTCGTTGAGTTGCTGGTGGGCAGCACGTCCCGCTTCGGCATCTTTCAGTGCCTCCTGAACGTCCGGGTGGACGGGACCGGGTTCATCGAGGCTACTCTCCAGTGCACGGATCTTGCGGAGGACGACCTCGAACGAGGCTCGGACCCGAGTTCGATACTCCCGCTCGTCGGGTGCCATGACGTCCTTGAGATCGAACGTCTCGTCGTCGTGGGTAGTGTCGAGAGTCACTCCGCTGACGTGATCGTGCTCCGCCGTCACGTTCGGCATCCACTTCGCCATCCAGTGCGGCGACGACAGGGTCCGGGCATCGGAGATCGCCTGGGTGAGGACGTTCAGCTGCTCGTCTGTCAGGCCGAACTGACCACTCACAGCGGCCTCCCCTCTTCGTCGCACATCGGGGCGTTCTTCATCTCCCACCAGAGCCAGAGCCCCCCGACGACCGCGGCGGCGAGCCACACGCCAGTGATGAACCACAGCCACGTCATCGACGGGCCTCCATCGCCTCGACGTGGTCCCACCGGGGCGGAACGGGTGTCACCCTCGATCCGAGGATGCGGTTCACCGTCGCTATCTCTCTGAGATGGCGGGTGCAGGCATCGCACGGATCGTCCAGCACGACGCCATGCACGCACGTCCCCTTCGATACTCCGCTCACTGCACCATCCTCGGGGTCAGGGGCTGGGCCACTCGCTTCACGACGACGTCGACCATGACGGTCGTGGTGTCGTCGAAGGCCATCTCGACCGGGATGGTCGTGAAGGAGTCGGTCAGGGCTGTGGAGACGGCGGCGCCGTTCTCCAGTCGTGAGATCCGAGTGTCAATGTCGTCGACCGTGTTCAGTGCCAGACCGGCGACGATGAGCCCGATAACAGCAGCTCCGATCAACTTGGAATCCATCCTGCTCCTCCTATCCATGAAAGTGCGGTGAGCACACCAGCCAGGGCGCCCGCAAGGAACCCGACGAGGAACGCCTTAGTGACGGTCCACTCGTCGTCTCTCAGGTCGAGCGACATTTCTCACACTCCTGCCAGTTGAGAGCGATGAGGGCTTCTCCGGTGTTCAGGTTCCGCTGCACGTCCCCCTGTGGCATAGGCTCGTCGCATTGCAGTGTCTCCGCCGCCATGACGGCGGTTCTCTGGACGGCGTGCGCCAGTAGCGTCTGGGCGACTTCCTGCGACGTCATGTGGACGGTGACCTTCAACCGGGTCTCCTCTTGGCTTGGCGACGGTGTTTGTTCGGGTCGTAGTGGGTGAGCATCTCGGGGGCCAGGAACAGGGCCGTCATGCACCAGACGAGGGCGTCCCCGCGGTCGAACGGGAGCTTGGGGTTGCCGTCGTAGTTGGTCATCTGGTCTTCGAGTTCCGCGAAGGTGCCGACGTGGTGGATCTTCCTCTGGGGGATATAGAGCAGCGAGACCGGCTCGGCCCGGGTGATCTTCCCCCGAGAGGCGGTGACCAGCCGGATCGGGATGGTCGGGTCGACGACGTGGATGGCCGCTCGGACCATGTCGCCTCCCTGGTTCTTCTCCGCCACGATCCAGTCGGCTTCGAGTTCTCGGTATAGTCCGACCGCCGTCTCCGCCCACTCCTCGGTGAGGTAGTGACCCGAGCGGTCTCGTAGGACGTAGCCCTCGTCATCTACGCCGACGCCTCCAGCGATGATCCCTGTCTCAGAGAGACCGGCTTCGTTGATTCCCTCGGTGGCGGAGTCTTGCCCGCCTGCGCCAGGGTCGATCGCAACAACGATGCGGCGAAGGTCGGGATGCTCCCGCACGCGCAGACTGTGGATCTGGTCGAGACTCCAGAGGGCGCCGGGGACATCCGCGAGGATCTCGCCGTAGACCTCCTGTCGCCCGATCCGGGAGCCCTCGTACTGCTGGAGGCGCTCGATGAAGTTCGGGGCGAGGTTGGAGGCGTTCTCATAACTGGAGCCGGTGGTGACGTGACAGCGTGGGTCAACTACCAGTTCCTTGATCTTGCTGATGGGCCGCGGTGTCGTGGTGACGACGCAGCGAGGGTCCGTCCCGAGGCGGAGCGTGAACTCGAGGTTGTCCCACGTCTCGGTGGGGTATTCATACTTGGCGAGTTCGTCGACCCAGGCGCTGTCGAACTGGGGTCCGCGCAGCTGATCCGGCTCATCGCCTGCGTAGGTCGATGCGACGGCGCCTGTGTGGAAGGTGATCCGCCGCTTGGATGGCTCGTATTTGGGCGTCTCATGGGGCGGGAAGACGGACATGATCCCCGACTCCCCTTCGACCATGACATCGCGGGCATCGCCGGCAGTCTGTGCGACCAGTGCCAGTCGGCGCGAGCCTTCATACACCCTCTTCCGCACCCACTCCGCCCCCGTCCGCGTCTTGCCGAAGCCTCGCCCGCTCAGGAGCAGCCATACCCTCCACTGGCCCTGGGGCGGCAGCTGATTCGGTCTGGCCCACAGGTTCCAGTCGAACATCAGAGCCCGCTGCTCCTCCAGACTCATCTCCCGCAGCAGTGAACTCAGCGTCGACCGGGCCGCTTCTGGTCCCAGTGAGTCGGTCAACGAGCGCAGAGAGGCGAGCAAAGGCGACTCGCCCGTAGTCGGTGTCTTCTCCATCGCCGTCATCGGTCTCGAGGGACTCCATCTCCTTGCGGATCTGATCCAGCAGAGCCGCCCGGTCGCGCACCAGATAGGTGCGCCCCTTCTCCCCGTCCTCGAAGAGAGGCGTGGCCTCGACCATCCGCTCCAGTTCCCGCAGGCGTGCCGCCTTGTGGATGAAGCGCAGATCGTCCATCCGCGAGAGATACTCCCGCCGCTTCTCGTCGAGAGCCTTCTTGAAGAGCGGATCGGCCTTCCACTGCGAGACCCGCACGGGCCTGACACCGACCTGCTCGGCAATGGAGACCTGGGTCTCGGTGCCCTCGGCCAGCAGTTGGATGCACTGGAGATGCCTCGCTGAGAGACTCTGGAGCGGTCGTGGCACTACTTAGCATACCTTTCCATTACATCTGACCGCGGCGGGCCTTCTCCAGCATGTCTTCGAGGTCTGCGATGAGCACTCCCTGCCACCGGCCCGGGACCGTGGCGCCGGGTTCGGACCACTTCTTGACCCACTTGTCGCGCACCTTGCCGCGCAGGTCACCGAACTCGGAGGGAATCCGCTGGGCGTCGAGGAACTGGTCGATCATCTGGATGATCTTGTCGTCGAGTCCGTTGGAAGCGGTGGTGGTCTCCTCCTCTGAGGCCGGTGGGGCGCCCGGGGCGGGCGGCTGGTCGAGCAGGGCGGAGACGGCGCCGGCGATGGTGTTGACCGACTCCAGTGTCGCCTGGACGATGTCGAGGATGGCGTTGGTCCGGTGGTGGAGTTCCGCCACCTTGACGTCGAGGACGTCGATGGCGTCCACCAGGGTATGCGTATCGACGGTGCCCGGGGTTGCCTCGGTGGCTTCCTCGAACCGCATGAGCGCGAACAGGATGCGCAGGCGGTTCTGCTCAGTCATCTCCTTGGATTCGGGGATGAAGGGGCGATACTTCTCGGGGAACTCGTTGTTCGGGATGCTCTTGGGCGGGGCCATCCTACCTCCAGAGGTTCAGGATCTGGGTGAGTTTGCCGGGCCACGGCTTGCCCGATATGCGCTTGATGCCGGTCCATGCAGCCTGCCAGCCGGCGACAGCTGCGGCCCACCATCTCCAGTCGGTGTCCCATGCGAGGTAGCAGACCCAGAAGACCGCAGGCCACATCGCCGCGGAGAAGACGTGGAACCAGTCGGTGATCTGGAGACCGGGAATCAGAGGGCGGTGTGCCCACGGTGCTTCCTCATGCCGGTACCAGACGTGGGTCGAGACCTTGCCCGCTTCGTGGAGCAGGACCAGAGCGAGGGTGATCTCGAGGGCGTAGGTGTCGAGCAAGGATCTCACTTGCGCATGAGCCTCGGAAACTCGACCGGGTCGAACAGGAGCTTGCCGTCCTTGGGCATGTTCCAGGTGGTGCAGACCTCGTTGCGGATAGGCATGACCTCCCTGCCGTGGTGGATCGCCTGCCTCACTCGACGACGTAGGCGCCTGTGTGCGTTGCGCTTGTCCCACTTCTCGCTGTCGGCACAGGTCACCCCACAGATGGGTGTCTTCCGGCGTGACCGGGACATCACGCGGCACGCCTCTGGCGGGTCTCGAAGAACCCGTCCAGTTCCGGCTCGTCGTCCATGAGCCTGCGGGCGTAGAGCGCACGGTAGGAGTTGTTCAGCTTCCACTCCTCCCCGGTGGTGGCCAGGGACGACCACCGGAGAACCTCGAACATCTGATTGATCGAGCCTCTGTCTTTGCCGGCGCGGCTCTGTCCGAGGGCCATGTGGGCCAGCGCCTTGTAGACGTGGGGGTTCGCCGCATGGAAGGCGAGGAACGCCTGCTCGACGGAGTCGGTGGGGTTCCGCCGCACGTCGTTGAGAGGAAGCCCCAGCTGCTCCAGAGGGAGGGTCTGGTTCACGCGAACGGCTCCCTCTCCTGCTCCTTCCACTGGGCAGAGCGGAGATCCCAGTAGGCAGGCGTGAGGCGCGGGTCGACGTGGATGTGGCCGTCGTAGAGGCCGATGCCGCGGAAGCCGACCTCCTTGGCCATCTCGCCGAGGATGCGGATTTGCTGCGGCAGGGGTGTCCGGGGGGAGATGCGGGGCGATCGCTGTGACGGGGTCAGGTCGAGCGCGAAGCGATTGCTCTCAGGGTGACCGGTGTCCAGCAGTAGGTGTTGGGAGTCCTCGGCGCCCATGTCGACCTCGGGGCCGAACTCCTCGATCATGCGCTCCCGTAGTTCCTCGGCGGTCCACCGCTGGCCGCGTGCCCTGGCGAGGATGGGGCCGCGCTCCTCGACGGGGAGGCCGACGACCACGTTGTAGAGCGGATGGCGAAACCCGGAGGTCGCCTGAAGAGGAGCTCCCCACTTCGAGCGCAGCTGCTGCGCCTTCTCCATTCCCTCGAGGAAGGCGGGACAGACGAGCACATGCCCTGTCAGAGGATCGACGAACTGATCCTCTGACTTCCACTCGAAGTTGGGCGTACGCGGCGTGACCGGAAACAGCATGACAACCCCCTTCTGCGACTGGGCCACACCAGACGCCGGATGGGTAGGCACCCGGCGCCCGGTGGACCCGTGAAGGACAGAGCAGTCGCTTGGGGAAGGGGTAGGGTGGGTAGAGTCACCCGGGGCCTCCTCACCTGCTCCGTCCTGTGCTGGACCCGCGGGGCCTTCACCTCCCACAGATCCAGAACGACAAACTGGCGGATACCTCGATCACCCGTGTCCAGGTGGTGAAGGCACCCGCCAGCGTTCAGCGCGGGACTCGAATGGTCCCGTATGTCGTTGTTGGAGAGCGTTCTTCCTCTCCCATGACACTGAAGGTCTCGGGCCTACATGCCCATGTCAAGCACGATCCTCTTGCATAATCCCCACAAAGAAATGCGTGGCTCCCGCAAAAAACATATCATGTGGTATACCTCTGAGGATGCAAGAAACCCATGACCCCTATCACGCGCCTATTGTGATGATCGTGGTTGCATTAGTCATGTAACTTCGCCATGTTGCCCCACACCGAACGCAGGTTGAGATGATCGAGTCCTTGGTGAAGGCGATCGTGTTCTCTGGTGGGATGTTCTGGGTTGGGTTACGGCTCAACACTACGTTGGGACCGCAGATCCTCGCCGGCTTGGTCGCGGGGGTGGTGATCGGTATTTTTCGAGGCTTCTCGGTCTTTCTGGTATTCGGGTTTACCCTTGCCCCCCTGCTATACTGGAGACTCCGGGCCAATGCGAACTGGAAGGCCCTCTACTTCGTAGCCCTGGTGTTCGCCTTTCTCGTCGAGGGCGCCATCGCTATTGCTGAGTCGGGACAGTGACTACATGGAACAGCAGAATACCATCCGATACAAACTCCGCTTGAGGGTGGAAAAGATCGAGCGGTCCAGGAAGACAGCCGGCCTCACGCAGGAGGAGTTCGCGGAGCGATGTGGGACGTTCGGTGTCAGCTGGTACCGGGAGGTCTTGCGCGAGACGCGAGCAGGGCGATCCCCCAACGTGACCCTTGAGTTCGTGGCGGGCGTCCTGAGTGCTCTCGGATGGACGCTCGATCAGGTGGTCGAGCAAATTGCATCCAAACCGGCGTAGTTTTTCCTTGCATTTCCTACGCCAGTGTGTATCTTGCATTGCATAGAGCGTTGCACCGGTCCCAGCCCCCGATGAAGCGGCTGGCCTTGAACACTGGCGGGAGCACCGCACTTGCGTAGGTCTGTGATGTAGGTACAAAAAGAGGCCGACCATCGGGGTTTCTCTTGGCGGAGACCCGATGGCCGACCCGGTCGCAGAGCAAGTCGGGTTCCCCAAGCGATGGAGGCCCTCGTTGTCTACTGACGTTCAACGTACCCGAGGAAGTGTAACTCCGCAACGGGTTTTTTCCGTTGTCTCGGACGACATGGCGTGTCGTCCGACGAACCTGTCGAAGCATCTGATCCGCTCCGAGGCGCTCGAGAAGGGCGCGGAGCTGGTCCGCGAAGTGTTCCAGGTTCTGCTGCCCGGGCAGTCCCGTCCGGTCGGCGTGTTCGTCACGGCGCTCGGCTACCCCGCTCACCTGAGCGGTCAGGGCGAGGGCGCCGAGCCCGCTCACATCGACATCGAGTCCGCTGTGCTGGCTGACGGGGATCTCACCCCCGTCGACGTGGACGAGTCCGTGCGCCTGCTGCTGGAGGAGGTCGTGGCTGACTTCCTCGCTGCTCAGGAGGAGCGCCGGATGATGGTCGCTGCACTGGAGGCGGAGGATCGCCTGCTGGAGCAGCAAGAGCACGCAGACTTCGCTGATGACGGCGAGGTCTGGTGATGCGCACGATCAACGTCGCCGGCCTCTACCCTGGCCTGACTGTTCAGGACGGGAGCGTCACTCACGTCGTCACCGATGTCGTCCACTCTCGGCGTCGAATCGACGTCGAGTTCGACGATGGCGACATCGAGAGCTACTTCCCCTACGAGCAGGTGGACGTCCTCCAGATCGAGGCACGCGAGTTCGTCGCCAACCCGCGTGAGCACCTACTTCCGTTCGACCACGGCTACCCGTTCCAGCCCAACGAGAGCATCGCCGAGGGCGCGGGCCGGCAGCGCCTCGAAATGGAAGCGAGCTACATCGCCAAGACGCGGTCTACCTGCTGCGCCGCGGAGTTGCGGGCAGAGAGGGAGTACGGCCACACCTCGTTCCACTGCACCGCGTGCGGGGAGCGCCATCCATGAACACTGCCGATCCCACGGAGCAGGAGATGATCGACGCCGAGGAGCGGGCCATCTCTGAGGAGGTCGCCATGAAGAGATGGCGCGTCACCGCCCTCCTCCTCATGGCCGAGATGGTCGAGAGCGGGGACGCATGACTGCCGCGAACCGCCACCGGATCGACCGGGCTCGCCTTGAACAAGCGAAGCGTTCGTGGAAGCCGGGTGGGGTGGGACGCCCCACCCGGCAGGACTTCACCCACTGCCTGCTCCTCAAAGCGACGATTCTCGCTACGGGCTACTGGGTCATTCGCGTTCTGCAAGGAGTGCTGTGATGGAAGCGTTGAAGCTGTACGAGGGCTACCTCCTCGATGAGGAGACGGTAGCTGAGATCGAAGAAGCGTTCCCTGGGCATGAGTCAGACCCTGTTTTTACCGAGATGGTTGTGCCCGGGGAGTGGATGCCCAGCGACGAGGACGAGGCCACCGTCGACCGCTATCTGCGTGCCCTGCGCTACTTCCGCGGCGAGAGGGATCGCGTGCAAACCGCAGTGAAGGAAGAGCGGGAGCGCCTCCAGGCCGCGATGATGGCCGAGGAGGAGCGACTCGTAGAGTGGGAGACCAAGCACTCCCGCAAGGCCGTCAGAGGCATTGCCTTCTTGGAATACAGACTGCGTCTGTTCTCCGAGTCCGTGGGCAGGACGAAGCGCGTCTCCCCCGCGGGCACCCTGTCGTGGCGGAAGGGGTCGCATAGCGTCGAGATCGCGGACCCGGAGGCGTTCTGCGAGAAGCACGCCGGCACCGAACTGGTGCGCGTGAAGGCCGAGCCCAACAGGACGGCGATCAAGCAGCACGCCACCGCCACCGGAGAGATCCCCGAGGGCGCCGACATCGTCCGCGGCCCGGACACCTTCAAGATCACGACGGAAGGAAGCTGAACGCGATGATGACCACTGAGCAGTCCCCCGACATCGGCAACCTCGCTGCGGCGCTGGCCAAGGTGCAGGGAGCCCTCCAGCCGGCCAAGCGCGACAGCACGGGGCAGATCGGCCAAACCAAGCGCAAGTACGCCGACCTGGAGTCGGTCGTCGCGGCCTGCCGCGAGATCCTCTCAACGAACGAGGTCGCGGTGATGCAGACCGGCGAGACGATGGACGGTCAGCCCTACCTCGCCACTACCCTCGCGCACAGCAGCGGCGAGTGGATCAGGGGCCGCATCCCGATCCTGTTCAGCGAGGAGCGCCAGCTGTCCGACGCGCAGACGATGGGCAAGGCCATGACCTACTGCCGGCGCTACGGCTTGGCTGCTCTGGTCGGCGTCACCGTCGAGGACGACGACGGCGCCAGTGCCGGACAGGGGGGCCGACGATCGGAGCGCCAGCAGACAGCACCCCAGATCAACGGCAACGAGCCCAACCCTGCCCGCGAGCCCGACGGCAAGGTCTGTTTGCAGTTCAATGTCGAGAGAACGGACGACTGGAAGAAGGCTCTGCACGACGCCGGGTTCAGGTGGGACGCCGACAAGAACTCCTACCGGGCGCCCGTCACCGACAAGTCGGTAGCCTTCGCTCAGAACTGCGTGACCGACTGCGGCGAGCAGCTGCGGTGGCACCGAATCCCCGAACCGGAGGCAGCATGAGTCGCGGCGTCAACAAGGTCATCCTCATCGGAAATCTCGGGAGCGATCCCGAGGTCAAGTACACCCAGAGCAACACGGCGGTCGCCAACGTCAGTCTGGCAACGAACGAGTCATGGAAGGACCGCGAGGGCCAGAAGCAGGAGCGCACCGAGTGGCACCGTCTGGTGCTGTGGAGCAAGCTGGCCGACATCGCCGCCCAGTATCTGAAGAAGGGCGACCCGGTCTACATCGAAGGCAAGCTCCAGACACGCAGTTACGACAAGGAGGGGGTGACGGTCTACACCACGGAGATCGTGGTCTCGGACCTGAAGATGCTGGGAAGCGGCGGAGAGAAGAGCAGCACCCCGCCCCCACGGGCATCCACGCCTCCTCTCTCCGGCCCGCCGCCGTCGAGCAACATCGACGACGACGACCTGCCCTTCTGATCGGTATGACGTGCGATGGCGGTGTGCGACCCATGTCCGGTTGGGAGAACTGGGCAACGGGGAGCGCGGGGCACTGTCATCGCACGTCAACCGAGTTCCTATGCAGCTGAAGAAGGTGAAACGGAGTCGCGTGGATAAGCGGCGGCGGAAGACCCTCGAGGACAACCTCGATGCCGCTGCCAGTCTGTATGCACGCGACCGAGATGGTTGGAAGTGTCGCAAGTGCGGTGCCCAGAAGACGCGCTACAACCTTCACGCGCACCACATCTGCAAGCGGTCCCGCCTGCCGACCCGGTGGGCACCTGAGAACCTCGTCTCGCTGTGTGTGTCCTGTCACCAGTGGGCAGAGGATCATCCAGACGACGCCAGGGAATGGGCCGCGCATCTGCTCGGAGAACGGGACTACGACCGCATCGTCCGTGCGTCGATGGGATTGGCGCGGTTCACCGTCGAGGATCTCGAAGACATGCTCGCAGAGTTTCACAACGGAACACCGAGGGGGGTGATGGATGGCTGATTCCCGGTGGCTCCGGCTCGACGCAGGCTGGATGGACTCTGAGTGGCTCGCCGTGCTGTCCCCGGGCGCCCGCCTGTCGTGGGTGTCCCTGCTCTCCTACACGAAGCTGGCCGGCACCAAGGGGTCTGTGAAGGCCCTCTCGCCTGCCGTCGCCGCGAAGCGGTGGGACATCCCGGAAGAGGACGTGCAGGAGATGCTTGACGCGGCACAGAGCGACGGCGCGTTGAGCGTGGACGAGGACGGGGATTGGATCGTGACCGCTTGGTCCCGATACCAGGAACCTGACTCTACTGCGAATCGCCGCCAGCGAGATAGACGAAGGCGGCTAAAGACCGGCGAGGGATGGGCGGACGGAAAGTCCTGCGAAGCATGCGGGGCGACCGACGATCTAACCCGAGATCACATAGTCCCGCACAGCAAAGGCGGGACAGACGATGACAGCAACATTCGAGTTCTCTGCCGCTCATGCAATAGCCGACGTAAGAACGACCCATCATGGGACGATACACACGTCACGCGCGTGACACAAAAGACTCGCGTGACATCCGTGACAGGAGGTGTGACCCGTCACGCGACAGAGACAGAGACAGAGACAGAGACAGGTACTACCTCCCCCCTACCCCCCACGGGGGGGATTGGGGTGGGGGTCTCTTTTCAGAGGCAGGACGAACACATCGGCCAGAAGACAGTCGAACTGTGGAAGGAACTCGATCTCGAAGCTCCGCGGGTCTACGACTGGCTACAGGCCGCGGTGAAGGTGTCGAGCCTGTCGGAGCACTTCGAGGACACGGAGATCCTCGATGCGGTGCGCAAGATCGCCCGCATCCCGGATCTGAGAGCCTGGGCGGGCCGCAGGGGGCCGTCATACCTGTGCGAGTCCGTGAAGGGACGGTTGGTCATCGAGGCGGTGATCGACTGGTCTGACGACCGCACGCGAGGCCCATCTGCTGGCCCGCCCAGACAGGAATCCGCCCGGGAGCGGGCAGAGAGGTTGGTGCGAGGGGCATGAAGATCAAAGACGACGCCGAGGGACGCATCGGCCTGACATCGGTGCTGGCCGGCAACTACACACGCATCACCGATGACCAGATCAATGAACTGTGGCGCCTGCTGGGGAACTGTGAGGTCGACGACGTCGCCCAGGCACTTGATGCGCACATCCTGAGCGAGGAAGGTCGGTTCTCCCCGCAGGCGGGTCAGCTGCTCGAGCAGATTCGGCGCACCGAACTGAAGTCACGCACAAACCCGATGGAGCGAGATCCCTTCAAGGGGCGCTCGAAGAAGGGGCGCCAGAAGGCGCCGATGCCCGACAAGTACCAAGATCCCGAGGGCCGCAAGCATCTGCTGGTCTGGCCGGTGGACTGTCAGGAGTGCGGGGATACAGGGATCGCCCGGTTCTACCACGACGACCGGAAGAGAGTATGGCTCGCGTCCGAGGCACTGGAACTGCCGCAGGCCATGTTCGACCGGCTCAAGCGTGCCACGGCGGTCTGTGACTGCGACGAGGGCCGCGGACGCAGTGAGAGGATGTTGTCGACCGAACACAAGGGACGCACGATGGCCGTCTATCCTCGCCTGGAACACATCCGACAGATGTCCTCACACCGCCGAGATGAACAGATGAGGGAGGTAGCTGTCTGATGGCACGATCACGCCGCCAACAAGAGGAACGGAAGTCCACCGAGAACCTCCGAGGCCGCGAATCGGGACTGACCCGGGAGCGGATGGAGCTCCTCACGCGCATCTACCACTCCGCTTCCTACGCCAGTGAGGCAACCGGGTGCGCACCCAACAACCTGACCAGAGCGGCACGGAGATACGGGCTGGAGTTCCGCCACAGTCGCTATCGAAAGGAGGATCAAGATGGCTGAACTCAGCCTACAGGCTCGTCGCATCGAACTCGTCGAGGACGTCGAGAAACTGGAACGGCAGATCGCCCGGGCGGAGAAGAACCTCCGCTTCATGGATCGAGGTCTCCAGCAGCTGGAGACTGAGATCAAGGCCACGAAAGGCCCGACGCACGCCCTGCTGCGCAACAAGAAGAAGATGCGCGTGACGACCCGAGTCGACGAACAGACTCGGATCGACGGTCTCTACAGCGACCTACGACAGGCACGCAGGCACATCGCCTCGCTGGAGGCTGAGATCCAGAGACAGACCGCGTCGATGGTGGCCGACCGAGTCGATACCGACATCCGAGAGCGGGCCGGGAACCTCCTCAAGGCCCTGAGCAGTGTGCGATCCCACGGATACCACTACCCCGAGAACGTCCAGGTAGCAGAAGAGAGACTGAGGGAGGTCGTCTGATGGCAAGCGAGTATACGAAGGAACGGATCGAGCGAGCAGCACGCATCTACGCTACGAATCGGGACGCAGCTGCGGCACTCGGTTGCACACCCAGTTCGTTCGGGCGGCTCTGCAAGCGACTCGGCGTCGAGACACCGCGTGCTCGGATGCAGAGGAAGGCCAAGGCATGAGCCACTTCACACTCGACAGAGCCATCGGTGGGACACTGGGGCACGGGGAGCGAGACTCCTACGTGAAGGACAACTGCTGCGACTGCCCTCCCAGGGGAACGCCACCCTCCCAAGTGTGGGTGTGCGAGGACGGCAAGAAGCGATGCGTGAACCACTACGCCAAGCTCCGATGGCAGCGACGGCATGACATTCCGCGCTTCACCGAGTCGGTACAACTGGAGTTGGGAGTATGACAGATGGAGATGAGGCTGTGACCAAGACGCCTGACATAGCAGAACTGCGGCGGAAACTCGAAGGGCTTGAGCCGCACAAGGATGAGATCATTGTCGATGCGGTGCGCCGTGGCGTGCCGGGGTGGGACGACATCGCCGCGCTGCTCGACTCCTACCCCGCCCTGCTGGACCGATGGGAAGCGGCAGAGCGGGTGGCGAAGAAGTTGGAGAGCATGGTCGAGTTCGGGGATTTGATCGAGGAGTTCGATGACATGCTTGAGATCGCCGCCCTTCTGCGCGGCAAGGAGAACGAAGCGTGAGCGACCTCCTGACAAACGAGCAGATCGACGCGCTGGATAAATACGGCGACGAACCAGAAATCTTCGCACACGCCCGAGCCGCCAACGCCGAGATCAAGCGGCTGCAAGAGTTCCACGAAGACGACGCGGTGACCATCAACAACTGCAACGCCGAGATCGCCCGCCTCACGTCCCGACTGGAAGAGGCGCAGCGGGCATGGCAGATCATGCGGCACATCAAAGAAGCTGCATCGACATCGACGTGGGCGACTCCTTGGGGAGACGAAGTTCAAGCAGTCCTCGCCACGGATACCGAGCAGAGCAAGGGGGAGACGGCCCAGCCCCCCGACAGCGCCTCCGAAGAGCAAGACGAGGGCACGCCCGATCAGTCATGGATCGTGGCTCTGCACAACCTCCGCATCTGCGCGGACGAACTGCACCGCATCGGACATGGCGGTGAGGCGCGAATGATCGAAGATGCAGTGAACCGGATCGTCGCTTTCCGGCAGCACATCGCCGTCCGAGCCCGTGCCGAGGTGGTGGAGCGGATCATCGACGAGTTTGGTAACGGGACAACTCTGCAAGGGAACATCCACTATGCGGACATCCGCGCCCTTGTCTCCCCTACTACCGAGGAAGCGTAGACATGGATCGCCTTTGCACCAACTGCGTCCACGGTAGGGCGTGGAGCGGCCACGGTGGCGGTGCGGTGTGTCGCTACCCACGCGCACAGGTCCCGGCGCTGCTCCGTCGAGGAAGAAGCGGCATTGGCGAGAAAGAAGCGGCAAAGCACTGCGACCTCTACGAGCCCCGCCCCACTACCGAGGAGGAGAAGTAGCCGTCCCGATGGAAGCCACCGTCCCCAGGATCTACATTTCGGTTGCCGAGGCTGCCGAGGCGTCTGGCTTGGGCATTGCCACAATCAAGCGCCGTCTGAGTGCAGGAGACATCCGCTCCTACAAGATCGGGCGCAGGCGGGTCATTCGGCCCGCAGAACTGGAGGCTGACCTTGAGGCGCTACACGACCAAGAGCGGTAGGCCCGTCGAGGGCGTCTACTGGAAGGACGCAGCCTCTGGCCCGCAGATGTGGATTGTCTTCGAAGGCCCGAAGGTCGAGGGCAAGAAGCGCAACCAGAAGTGGCGCCGGGTGCCCTCCGACAAGCTCGAGGACGCCAAGCGACTGCGCGCCGAGCTCCAGAAGCAGGCCCGCCAGGCAGGACCGACGACCGAGGCCACCGTCGTCGAGGTGCTCGACGACTACCTCGACAACCTCTCCCCCCGCCTGACGCCGCGCACCCGAGAGCAGTACGCCGTACAGGCCATGCACATCCGCAAGCACTTCCGGGGGCAGTTCGCCGAGGTCACGCCGTTCGATCTGGAAGCGTTCAGGAACGCCCTACAAGAGGAGTTCTCCCCCGCCTACGTTCACAGCGTCATGTCCTGCCTGAAGCGCGTCTGCCGGCGGGCTATCGCCCGAGACGTGATCGTCGCCAACCCCTTCGACAAGGTGCCCGTCCCTGATCGTCAGAAGACGCAGCGGAAGGGCAAGCCACTCACGCCCGACGAGGTCGAGCGGTATCTGGGGGCCTGTCGACAGATGGGGTCGCTCTGGTACGCCTTCTTCCTCTGCGTGATCGACGGCGGTCTGAGGCAGGGCGAGGCGTGCGGCATGACCTGGGAGAACCTCGATGGCGAGGGCTACGAGGTGACGCACCAGATGGTCCGCAACGGCTCCCTCGAGGCTCCGAAGGACGATTCCCACGGCTACGTGGTCCTCTCACCCCGGACCCTTGAGGCCGTCGAAACGTACCACGTCACCTGGAAGCAGGAGAACTGGGTGCCCAACCACCCGAAGAAGGGGCTGATCTGGCTGCACGAAGGCGACAGGCCGGTGATGCACTGGGTGGCCCTCCAGCGGCACAACAAGGCCCTGAAGGCGGCGAAGCTGGCCCCGCGCCGGTTCCACGACCTGCGACACACCACCGCCTCACTCATGGCCAACGACGGCGCGACGAGCCTGCAAGTCTCCCGGCAGCTGCGGCACTCCGACCCGTCCATCACGCAGAAGGTCTACTCGCACCTGTTCGAGGAGCAGAGGCGTGGGGGGCTGCGATTGGATAACAGGATCGGATAACGGTTGGATAACAACGAGCCCAGAGCGTGCAGCCAGAGCCGAGGGAATCCCGCTCCTACAGAGCCTCTGTGATCCGAGGTGAGCCTTGCCGTCCTACATCATGCAGATTTGCAGGTGTGCACCTATACCCCCATAGGGCCGCAACGACTTACAGCGGCGATACCTGCACAGTAGATAACGATTAGATAACAGCGGATGACCGACACCGACCAGCACTACCTCGCCGCCGACATGCGCCGGTGCCTCGAAGAGGGCTCGCCAGAGACAGGGAACCGTACCGGCTCGGGACGTGCGGAGGTGGCTGAAGGTGCTGGCCGACCCTCCGATTGCTCACCGTCCTGAGCAGAATTACTCAGTCCCTCGTAGCCACCTCGCCTTGATCGACCGCGCACAGACCCCCGTCGATGGGACAGGATAGCACCGCCAGGTCGCCGCACTGGTTCAGGTGGTTGAGGATGCCTTCGCGGGCGACGATCTGCTCCACGGTGGCCTGAGCCCGCTTCTCACCATACATCCGCGTCAGGGCGACGGCGATCTCTCCGTGGGTCAGAGGCAGGGGCTTGGCGGCTTGCACGCCGTTCACAGTTCGGGCTCCTCCTCCTCGTCTTCTTCTTCCTCGGGTTCCTCGTCGACCCACTCAAGGCCGTTGAGCATGGCGATCACCTCGCGGGTGACATCCGGCCCGCCCTCGGCGGCGATGGCGACACAGATCGCGGCGATCTCGTCGTCCGAACTCTGCCCGATCTCCTGCAGCACCGCCTCGAGGTCGACGGTGCTGACGATTCGCAGCGTGCGGGTCGTGACGACGCTCATGCCGCCTCCCCGTAGTTCCAGTGCTTCCGTAGGTCTGCCGCCATCTGCGCGGCGTAGTCCTGCCCCTCAAGGATGCTCCCGTGCAGCACACAGCGCCCGTCCTGAATGTGGACGGTGTCGATGGATCGAAAGGGGCTGTCGGGCTCGTAGTAGATGACGCCGACGCCGTTCTGCCAGTTGTGGGTCGGAGAGTTGCCCGGGATGGGGCCGGGGATCAGCACGCCACACCCGAAAGACGCCGCGGTGTAGTAGGCCGGCCCGTCAAACTCGTGGGACGTTCTCGTGGCGCTCTCAACCCGGTGGATGTGCCCGTAGCCCTCCGAGTGCGCCTTGCCCTCCGCGAGCGTCTTGCCGGTCGTGCTGCCGCTCTTGGCCCCGACCTCGTTGCCGTGCCGCAGAGCAAGCCACCGATTCAGCCAGACCTTGCCTTTCGGGTAGTCCTCGTGCTCGGTGATCTTGAGTCGGTGCAGGCCGAGCAGGTTCGTCAGGCTCAACACCTCCGGCGCGTCGGGCGGCTGGTTGGCCGGGCGGATCTTGTAGAGGCTGATCGTGTGCGAGATGACGGCCTTGCGGATGCGATCGTCGTGGTTGCCCGGCAGGAAGTCGATCTCTGCCTCGGGGGCCGCGGCGCGGATCTGGCTGAGAATCCACCCTGCCTCGTAGAGCGTCGGCTGGAAGGTGTGATAGAACTCCGGCGAGCAGAGGTATTTGTCGCTGAAGTCGGGCAGGTCCAGAAGGTCGCCCAGAATCACCACCCGATGCGGGCGCACCTGGCGGATCGTCTGCAGGTAGACATCCACCACCCGCCTGTCGTGAAACGGGTTGTGCACGCCCGACCCGAAGTCTCGAGCGAACCCTACGTGGATGTCGGGGACGACGACGCACCGCCGCATCCCGTCGGCCTTCAGGGGCTTCGTCTTGTGAGGCTTGACGTTGATGTGCGCCGGCTGAAGAGGCGGGATCTCGGTGACGATCGCACGGGCCACCTTGCGGACGAGCTTGGCCTTTACCTGATACAGCGGCATGGCGACGAGCTGCTGCGACTCGCTGTCGCCCACCTTCGCGCCGACCTCCCAGACGTTGGCCGTCCACGACTCGACGTGCCACTCCTCGGGGTCGATGTTGCAGGCCTGCAGCAGATCGTCGAGGCTGCGCGGCTCTCGGTCGATGACCGTAGCCAGTTGCGCGGTGTTGCCGTCCTCGCTGTAACTGCGCTCTGGTTGCGGGCCGGGCTTCTTCGGCGGCTCCTTCAGGCCATCGGGTCGGTTGGCTCCCGGCTTCCTCGGTGGGACGAGCGGCTTTCCTGATTCGTCGAAGGTCCGGCGCAGCATCTTCAGGCACGATCCGACAGTTCCCTTTTTCAAGCCGGTGTCTCGGGCGATGTCGCCCTGCCCCCACTCCTGACCTCGGGCCATGCCCTTCCAGTAGGAGTCATAGGTGGCTCGCTGGCTGGGGGTCAGGGTGTCGAGGATCATGGGGGGCCTCTACGCTCGGCGC